CACTATCAACAAAAAAAAATAAAAAAAAAATAAATAAACTATTGACAATAAAAAAAAATAAATGATAGAATGAATTAATATTAATTTAATTATAAAGGAAAATAAAACAATGAATAATATAAAAAGTTTTAAAGTTTACACTGATGATGTAGATGAACAAAAAATGTTTGTTGCTAATGATTTACAAACAGTTTTGGAAATACTCGAGAACAATGGATATATTGTAGAAGTAGAGTATAAAAAATAAAAAATAAATAAATAAACTATTGACAATAAAAAAAAATAAATGATAGAATGAATTAATATTAATTTAATTATAAAGGAAAATAAGACAATGAATAATAAACAAATAGAAAAAGATTTAAACAGTATAAAAGAAATTGATAATTTTTTAAATCATAATAGGGATTTTTCAAAATTTGACTCTTTAAAATTATTTAACAAAAGAAGTGAATTGCAATTTAAACTTAATAAAGAAAATATTAATTTTGTTTTAAAAAGTAAAGAAAAATATTATTATGCAAATCAATGTGCATTATTCACCAGTAATATTTTAAAATTTGGATATGGTCATATTTCAAAAAAAGATATTAAAAAAAATGGTGTATCTTTTAATAAATATTCAATTAATAATGGCTATAATAAATATTGTAATGATATAAAAAGATTTAATTCTACTAATGAATTACTTGGTTTTGTTATTGGATATAATGAATCTATATATAATTTAAATAAGTAATTATAATTATGAAAAAAAAAGTAATAGATATTAATGATTATCTAAAGAATAAAATTTTTAACCTAGATAATAATTTTATATTAGATAAAAAAACTAATACAAAAATAAATATATTAAATGCTAATAAAAGGCAATTAATAGATTTGAATAAAACATATAATTTTTCAGGTTTATTAACTACAAATAGTAGTAAATTATTAAAGAGTAAAAAAATATTAAACATAAATACTGTTGGTTTATCATTAGCTCCACATACTACAAACAAAATCGATGAGTTAAATTTATTTATTGATTTAAACAAGTTAATTAATAAACAAAAAAATGAAATAATAACTTTATGTGGAAATTCAAATAAACATTGTAGAATTAATTGTGTATCTTTTGAATGTGGTAATCCAGCATATGAAAAGAATAAAAAAAATGCTATGTATAATAGAAAATTATTTTTTCTTAATGATACACAATTATTTTTATCTAATTTTATCAGGCATTTACTTTTGTATTCAGATTATTGCATTAATAATAATCTAATTATGTCAGTAAGACCAAATATTTCAAGTGATATTAATTATGAGAATATAAAAGTTATATATCAAAATAAATTAACTACAATGGATAAAATTATATTTGATATTGTCAATAAAACTGATTTAAAAGATTTTAAACCTATACCATACGACTATACAAAAAATTATAATAGAAAACAATCAAGTATATATCATAAAGTTTATTCTTATGGTACTAATGACATAGAAAAATCATTACAAGCTATTAATAATGGTTTATCACTAGCTGTTGTTGTTAATGTGGCAAGGAATAAACCTTTACCATCAACAATTAAAATAAAAGATAAGATATTAAAAGTTTTTGATGGAGATACTATTGACTATTTACCACATTGGAAAAGAAATAAACCTAACGCTATATTATTACGCTTTAAATATAGAGCAAAATGGAACAAACAAAAAAGAGAAATTGAATTACAAAAAGCTATAAATGGAGGATTTGTAAAAGATATAAACACATTATAAGGAAAAATAAGAACAAAAGTAGAACAAAGGTAAAACAAAAGTAAAACATTTAATTGTCAATCTTTTGACATAGAACAAAGGTAGAACATAGATTTTATGAATAATAAAATAAATTAATATAAAGAAATAAAATATAAAAAAAATAAAAAAACATTTGACAATTCAAAAAGTCTTGATTACTATGGTATTATAAACAACAAACAAAGAAAGGAAAAAGAAAAATGAAAATAAAAAACTTAATAAAATTTGTTTTAAATACTCATAAACAAAATAAACCTTTACCAAAAGACATAGTTGAAATACTAAAAAATGGTAAAGTGTTTAGTGAAAGTAAACAACAATTTATAGATGTAAAAGAATTAGATTTTATACATCTATTAAGAAAGGTAGTAAAATAAAATGATATACAAACACATACAGTTGACGAGTAGTCAACATAAACATTTGAAAGCCCTTGTTTACAAGGGTCTTCCAATGGAAACTTTTACTTCTAAAAAGTTCAAAGGTTCACCTTTGGAAAAACTTTTAGAAGCAATAGAATAACAACAAAGAAAGGAGTTTGACTATGTCAAATCAACATTTAATAATGCAAGAAAAAATGTACTCTGAAATGGAGTATCATCTTTCTAGATTGTATGATGAAACTTTACAAAGTTTTACATACGACAATGAACCACTAACTAAATTTAACTTTGAAGACTTCGCTTCAGATGATAAAGTAATTACTGCACTCTTTGAAAAAATCAAAGACACAGTATGGCATATGTATGAAGTGCCTATTGGTAAATACCAAATGCTTTCTGAAGAAGCAGAATACTTTGATGAATTTGCAGATAAATATTTACACGACATTCTTGAAGAAGATGTTCAGGAACTACGACAAAGCGAACTACCATACTAATAAAAAAGAAAGGAAAAAATAAAATGAATAATGAATTATTATATAAATATATTGAGCAACTAATGGCTCAAGGCAAAGCTGACCCTAAGATTAGGGGTTGGGCAATGTCAGATATTCTCACAAAGGTAGTTAAAAAGTTTGGCTATCACAAAAGAGAAGACGCAAGGTCACACATTATGGCTAGGTGTGGAGTGCGTGATGATGAGTAGTTCCATAAAGTTATATGGAAGCTCAGACCTACCTACAAATGTCTGCCAACAATTAAATGAAATTATTAATGATAGTTTCTTTAAAAAACTTGACAAACATTTTAATAATATTAAAATGAAACCTAAACTTAAACGCAAAAGAAAGAAAGGACGAAAAAGAAAATGATAGACGCAGAATATAAACTTAAAGATATAAAAATTTGGTGTGAAGTTATCCTTGAAAATGATAAGACAGACCCACCAGTTAATAATGAACTGATAAGAGAGTGGAAACAAGGTAGATACTCTCTGGCAAAAAACTTTTTGGAGTTAATCAATGGCAAAAAATAAATTTGGTAAGACTGTAAAGGTGGATTCACCTTATGCAGTCTATAAAAATGAAGCAACAAACTTTGAGCATAGAGTTTTAAAAACTTATCAGACAAAAGAAAATGAAAGTAAGAATCAATATGCTAGGTGGTATGTTGCGAGTCGTTCACCTTATACCTATGGTTCGTGGGAGTATGGCGACATCTATGTTAAAGATGTGGTAAGCTATCACGAACTAATAGCAGGTACAGATGAATGGAAAAAAGAATATGCCTTTATTGAAAAGGCAAAGGAGTCTATCTATGGAAGATAGATTTTTATTAAAATTAATATTAGCATTTGGTCTAGCTATGTATGCCTTATGGCATAGCAACCAAGTGCTACCAATATAGAAAGGACTATGACTATGACTAAACAATTAATAAAACAAGCAATCAAAGATAATCATTTATTATCTTTTGCTAGTGCAGATGAACCAAACGAATATTATGGTAAAACTAAGAATTATCATAAAGCATTAGAAGAATTCAAAGCAGTAGATTACTGCCACATTAGAATTTATTCTAGAATGTTCTGCCACATTAAACCAAGATATAAAATGATAGACTGGTTTGATTGTTCTGCCTTTGATGATGATGAAGAAAGTATTTCAAATTATCCCTCCAAAGGTTATGTGAATGATTGGTTTATAAATAATAATTTAGATTAGAAAGGAGTAAAGCTATGAATAATAAAAAGTTTATATTAATAAATGTGGCAGAAGAAACACGCAAACAAATGACTGAGAATCAGTTGCTTGATATGGGTGTGGACGAGTTCATCATTGATGATGCCTACGATAATGAAGAGATTACATTTTATCAAGATGGTGAAGAATTTATCTTGGAGAATCCAAGTATCTATGATACACTAACTAAAATGAAAGGAGTATAGCTATGAATATATCAAATAATAAATTAATAGAAGAAGAAACCATAGTTTTAGATAAAATAAAATTATGGTTGCGAAACGAAATAGATAGAACTGAACTGTATGATAAAAATTTTTGTGAAAACAAAGATGATTTCATTCAATATGGTAGACAAGATTGTGCTGATTTATTATTAGCATTAATATATAAATGGCAGAAAGGAAAAGACTAATGAAAAAATATCTTGTGACAACCTATGCTAATGCTGAATGGCAATGCATAGTAGAAGCTGACTCTGAAGAAGAAGCTGAAGAAAAAGTTTGGGCAGGGGATTATGATGAATTAAACTTTGGTAATCCTACTGATGTTCAAGATGAACAAATAGAATCTATTGTTGAACAAACACCTGAAGTAATAGACAAACTAAAGAAAGGAGTATAACTATGACTGAAGTAATTGATTTTAAAACTAAACGAATGCTTTCTAAACATAGAAAGAAACAAAAAGAAAAAGTTATAGATGCAGAGTTTGGTATAGACATTGTAGCTAAAGACTTAGAGAAAGTAATTAACAAACATATCAAAAGAAAGACGCATAGCTTTGACATTGCGTATGCTTTAGCAGATACATCTGCTCAATTCATACACGATACTGCACCTTCAACTGCGTCTGCTCAACATATATTATTAACTGCAATGAATTACACATTGCAAGAACAAATAGAGTACGAGAAAGGAGATGAGTGATGAGTAAAGAAATAATAATTAAAGTTGAAGGAGGTTGCGTTGTTGATGTTCTCAATCTACCTAAACATTACAAATATATCATTGATGATGCAGATGAAAGAGAGGAGGATAGTGATGAGTAAAGATTTATTTGATTCACAAATATGTGTAGAGTGTGATAAACCTTGCCACTTTGGTAGTGGTAGATTTGTTAATAGATACCCTAGAGATGATGGTTATGTTGAAGGTTGGGTCTGTGGTTTCTGTGCAGAAGAAATTGATGCAATGATTGAGGAGATGAGAGATGAGTAAACCTATAACACTAGAACGAATAAAAAATATAGTAATAGATATTAAATCTGATGATGAATGGGTTAATGATAGCCAAACACAAGCAGAATATAAAGGTGTGTGTGATGGTTTGGATATGCTCGTTAATCATCTTGAAGTAATAGAAAGGAGTAAGTAATGCCAATATTAGTACAATATAAAATCATTGATGGTTTCAATGAGTACAATGACTATCTCATACATCAAGATGATACTGATGTGAGAGATAAGAAAGAACTAATCAGAGATATGTTTCCTGATTCCATAGAAGATGGCAATGGTGGTGAGCAAGATGACTATAGAGATATTAGTGTTGTGTCTACTAAAAGCATAAGTATAAAACAAGCAGAGTTTTTGTACGAATGTTTTATAGCTTTCCCTTTTGGTGGCAATGAATGGCTACGACAACTTGCAATAAAAGAAAGGATTGAGTGATGAAAATATGGGACGATTATGATGACTGTATCATAGGTGTAGGTACACGCAGTGGTATGTTAGATGTATTTATATATGATAAGCACAGAATGATAACTAAATTAGTTAGAAGGGACGATATGTCTTATGAAGATGCAAAAGAATTTGTAGACTTTAACATTGAAGGTGCGTACATAGGTGAAGACACACCAATACTTGTCAATCTTATGACACCTGAAGAGATAGAACTTTATATGGAAACATATGATGAGTAAAATTATATTAACTATTATAATATACTTATCTTTGGTTGTTGATGCAAAGAGTTGGAGTTATAAGTGGACTGGTAAAGGTAAACTTTATGATGAACGAAACCAATACTTTGTGACTTGTAGATTAACAAAAGAAAAAAAACTATTTCAAGGTGAAGATGGAGTTAAATGTTATTATACTTGTACTGATAAAGAAAAAATGGTTATCACTACACATAGTGGCTATGCTTGTGAGAAACAAATACAAACACCAAGAGGTGACAAAAGAGATTGGAGAAAGAAAAAATAACTGTTGTAATCATACAACAAATTGTGTCAGTAATTTGACTATTGCACTTTTAGTTTGACATAAGAAACGAGAAGGGTGTATAATTGTTTTATAAACCTTTATGAAAGGTAAATAAAAAAAATGATAAATAAAAACTTATATATAAAAGAAATACAAACATTAACTAAACAACTTTATACTTCTTATAAAAGAATTAAAGAGTTAAGGAAGGAACTAGATGATGAAAGAAAGACTTAACTACTATGATAATAAATACTTTAGTGAAAAAGAATTACAATGTCCTACTTCAAAGGATATTATTTTACAAAAAGGTTTCTTAAATTGTTTAATAAATTTAAGAGAGAATGTAGGTGAACCATTACAGATAACTTCTTGTTGTCGTTCACAAGAACACAATGACTGGTTAAGAAATCGTGGTTATCCTGCAAGTCCTAACTCATTCCATAAAATTGGTAATGATAAATGGGACACAGATACTTGTGCAGTTGATATTGCTATACCTAATTCAGTCTTTAGAAAAGATTTAATTAAACGAGCAATAGATTTGGGTTGGACTGTAGGTGTTGCTAAAACTTTTATCCATGTGGACAGAAGGAGTGACCATACACCACTACCACAAGTTGTATATGTATATTAATAATAGAAAGGAAAATAAATGGGAGTTGAAACATTAATATTTGGTATAATATTTAACATCTATACCCTTGATAACATTGACTTTTTTTATCAACGAGCAAACAATAACAAGACTATGAATTGTCGTTGGGAATATGTTGGAAAGACTAAAGCTGACTCAGGCAATGCCAGTATCACATTACTAGGTAATGTTTTTTATAAACAAAAATGTGTGACAAAGGAACTTGACAAATGATAAAAGAAATCTTTGCATTGTATTTAACTTTCTCTTCACCTACTGGTGATGTTGAAAAGTTTGTTAAGCAATTACCTGACTGTAATAAAGTAAAAGTAATAGCTGAAGAAGAGTTTAAAAAATTAAATATGGATAGAAAGAAATTATCTTATTCAGGTTATATGTGTATTGGGTGGGTACATCATTTGGCTAGACAAAGATATATTACAAATATAAATATGCCTGACCCAGTACCTAAACCAGTTATCATTCAACCTAATTGTGTTGTACCTATAAGGGAATAAAATGTTTGATGTATTTTTTATAACAATCTGGTTTGAATATAACAATAGATTATATCAAAAAGTAATACCTAAAGTTTATAGGGAGTGTGAAAAACAAGTGCAAAAAATAGTTGATGCCCAACCTGATGAGATTAGTATTGAAAGAATTTCTTGTGAATACCCAAAAACTTTCTTTGAAAAAAGAAAAGATAAAACTTATGGACATTTATACTCATCTATACAAAATAGATATAAACCTAAAAAGAAAAAAAAGGAGTTAACTTATTATGGCAAAAGATAAAGCTAAACTTTGTGCAATTATATTGATGCTAATATTTATTATATTATTTATAACTGGGTGTGCAAATAAAAAACTTAAAGCACCAGAAGAAGTATGTTATAAAAGTAATATACACCCACAAATGTTAATATGTAAAGTTGTTTAAAAGAAAGGAAAAATATGACTGAACAATATGATAATGTAAATAATCCTAGACACTACAATAAGCATGGCATTGAATGTATTCAAGCTATTGAAGCATCAATGTCAGACAAAGAATTTCTAGGGTACTTAAAAGCAAATGTTGTTAAGTATCTTTGGAGATATGATTACAAAGGTAATCCACTTGAAGATTTAAGAAAAGCAAGATGGTATCTTGACAAATTAATTAATCAAGTTTATAATGATGAACAAAATAGAAAACAATTAATCATGAAAGGATTTAAGGAAGGGGACAATGACCATACCTAAATATAAAACATACGAAGAAATACCTACATCAATGATGTCAACTATATTAAGTGTATCAGGTGAAACTAATATTAAAAAAGTTTCTCTTGAAGATATTAATGGCTTCATAGATTTAATGGAAGGACAAAACAAGAATGATACTTAATCTTACACCTAAACAAAAGGCAGAAGTAATACAATCATTCCATAAAGTAGTTATGGAAATGGTATTGAAATATGATTCACCTGAAACATTATATCTAATGGCAAGAGCATTATTTATTACAGCAATTATGAAAGCTGAAAAAGATTTCTATGGTTATCTTACAATGCAGAACGCATTAAATGATACTGCTCAAGAACTAATTGCTTTAGAATTAGGTGAGCCACAAACTGAAGAAGATAAACTATTTAACTTTATACATATGAAAAAAAATGATGGTACTAAACTACATTAAGGAGTAAACATGGAAGAATTTTTTACAAAAATATTTATATTAATTGGACTAATAATTTTTTATGGAACTTTATTTTTTTAAAAGGAAAGGTATATGTTAAAAATGGAAAGTAAATTTGTAAGGCATGAGCAATGTCCTAAATGTCATAGCCAAAATAACTTAGCTAGATATAGTGATGGACATGCTCATTGTTTTACACCTGACTGTAATCATTACGAGAAAGGAGAAGGAGAAGTGATACCAATGACAGACAATAAAGAACAAAGTTATTCCAATGACTTATATGTAGGACAAACAACTGCATTACAAGATAGAAATATCTCATTGCAAACTGCACAGAAGTTTGGGGTAACAACAATAACAAAGAATGGTATGGTGTCTAAACATATTTATCCATACTATAATTCAGGTGGCAAACATACTGCCAATAAAATTAGAACTTTACCTAAAGCATTTACTGCTCAAGGAAACTTTGGTGAGTCTGAATTATTTGGTCAGCATTTATTTAACAAAGGACAGAAGTACATTACAATTACTGAAGGTGAGTGTGATGCTTTGGCAGTATATGAAATGATGGGTAGTCGTTGGGCAACTGTATCTATTAAGAATGGAGTTGCTTCAGCAGTCAGAGATTGTAAACAAAACTTTGAGTACCTTGATAGCTTTAATAATATTATTATTTGTTTTGATAATGATGAAATTGGCAGAGAACATGCAAATAAAGTTGCAGAAATATTCTCACCCAACAAGTGTAAAGTTGTTAATCTTGATTTAAAAGATGCCAATGAATATCTAAGGACAGGTAAGAGAGAAGACTTTAATCGTGCATGGTGGAACGCAAAACCATTTACACCTGCAGGTATTGTAATGTTTGATGATGTAGCAGATGACTTATGGACTGAAGAAAATATAGATACTTGTCCATATCCTTATGAAGGTATTAATAAAAAGTTATATGGTATGAGAGTGGGTGAGTTAGTTACACTTACATCAGGTACTGGTATGGGTAAGTCAAGTTTATTAAGAGAATTGGTTTATCATATTTGGAAAACAACTAAAGATAAGATTGGTCTTTTGTTTCTTGAAGAAGAAAAGAAAAGAACATTCAGAGGTTTAGTAGGCATACATGCAAACAAAGAACTACATAAACCTGAAGAGTGGAAGAAACAAAGTCAAGATGATTTAAAGAAATGGTCTTCAGAATTAAAAGGTGATAGACGATTAGTTTTGTTTGACCACTTTGGTTCAATGACTGATGATGATATTATAAATCGTATTCGTTATATGGCTAGGGGTTGTGATTGTAAATGGATATTTGTTGACCATTTAAGTTTGATTATATCAGGCAGAGATGATGTCAATGAAAGAAAAGCTATTGATATTCTTATGACAAAACTTCGTAGCTTGTGTCATGAAACAAAGATAGGTATGTTACTTGCTTGTCACTTGCGTAGACTTGATAATGATAAAGGTCATGAAGAAGGTAAACGAGTATCTTTATCCCATTTGCGTGGGTCACATGCTATTGCACAGTTATCTGATGCAGTTATAGGCATGGAAAGAAACCAACAAGATGATGATGAGATTGCTAAGAATACTTCTACGATTAGAGTATTAAAGAATAGGTATGCAGGGACAACTGGTGTTGCTTCTTACTTGCTTTATGCTCCTGAAAATGGTAGACTGTCAGAAATTGAAAACCCTTTTAAGGAAGAAGAGAACAATGAGTTTAAGTCCTAAAGAAAAAGATAGAAAAAAGTTTGACCTTGACCTTGCCTATGGTAAGGTTAGGGAAGAACTGGTAAAGGAAATGTTACAAGATAAAAAGATTGAAGTTAAATCTGAAAGAGATGTTTGGAAACGAACTGGTAACATAGCCATTGAGTATGAGAGTTGGGGTAAACCTTCAGGTATTGCTGCAACTGAAGCTGACTACTGGTTTCATAACTTATGTGTTGGTGATGAAACATATGCAACATTAGTATTTAAAACTGATAACTTAAAAAAGATTTTAAATTCTTTAGAAAAAAAAGTTACAGTCAGAGGTGGTGACCATAATGCTTCCAAGATGTACTTGATTAACTTACAAAAACTATTTGATATTAAAACAATAAAGGAGTATGTAGATTTAAAATGAACATAGTAGTTGACATAGAGACAGATGCTTTGGATGCAACAAAGATTCATTGTATCGTTGCCAAGAATATAGAATCAGGTGACAACTATGCTTTTGTAGGTGGTGATTGTTATAATAAGTTTCCTAAGTTTATTGAGAAACATGCAGAGAAAATTATTATGCACAATGGGGTTACATTTGATGCACCTATTTTAAATAGATTAGCAGGAACTAATATTAAACTCCCCCAGATAGAAGACACATTGATAATGTCACAACTCTTTAATCCTGAAAGAATTAATGGACATTCACTTGATTCCTGGGGAAAGAGATTTGGTTTACCTAAACTAGAGTTTACTGACTTCTCAAAGTTTACAAATGAAATGCTTACATATTGTAGAAGAGATGTTGAACTTACTCATAAAGTTTATAAACAACTTAAACTTGAAGGTAATAAATTTTCTCATGAGTCTTTAAGATTAGAGCATGACATTCGTTCAATAGTTTATAAACAAGAACAGACTGGTTTTTATATTGACCAGTCTAAAGCTATGTCATTAAGTGCTAGACTTGAAGACAAAGCTGAACAGTTAGAAAAGGAAGTACATAAAACTTTTCCACCTATTAAAAGGGAAGAAGAGTTTATACCTAAAGTAAATAATAAAAGTCGTGGGTATATTAAAGGACAACCCTTTACTAAAGTTACCTATGAAGAATTTAATCTTGCATCTCGTAAACAGATTGCTGAAAGATTAATGATGTTAGGTTGGAAACCTAAAAAGTTTACTGATAAAAATTCACCTATTGTAGATGAAGGTGTACTGTCAAGGATTGAAAAGATACCTGAAGCTAAATTAATATCTGAATATTTATTATTAAAAAAAAGAACGTCTCAAATCTCTTCATGGTTGGATGAAGTTAAGCATACAACTGGAAGAGTGCATGGTCGTGTCCTTACTTTGCGTTGTGTATCAGGTCGCATGAGTCATCTCTCACCAAACATGGCTCAAGTACCTGCTACATATTCACCTTATGGTAAAGAGTGTAGACAAGTATGGACTACTGATAAACCTGACACGCATGTAATCTTTGGAACAGATGCTTCAGGTTTAGAATTAAGAATGTTAGCACATTATATTAATACACCTGAATATACGAATGAGATATTGAATGGTGACATTCATACAAAGAACATGAATATGGCAGGACTTAATGACAGAGACCAAGCAAAGACTTTTATCTATGCCTTTTTATTTGGTGCAGGTTCAAAGAAGATTGCACAGATAGTTGGTTCAAAAGATTTAAGTGTAGGGAAAAAATTAATAGATAAGTTTTTATCTGAACTACCTAGACTCAAATCTTTTAGAAGTCAAGTTGAACAAGCTGCTCAATCAGGTAGAGTTAAAGGACTTGATGGTAGACTATTTAATGTTAGGTCACCACATAAAGCAGTTAATACAATCATACAAGGTGCAGGTGCTATTGCTTGTAAGGTATGGTTAAGAAATATGATTAAACATATTTATTCAAAAGGTTTGGATGTTAAACTTATAGCTTCAATACATGACGAGTATCAGTTTGAAGTTAATAAGAATGACATACAAAGTATGGGGGAAGTTGTGAAACTGTCAATTAAAGAAACAACTGAACAACTTAACCTTAACTGCCCACTAGACGCAGAGTTTAAGACTGGCTCTAGCTGGGCAGATACACACTAATTTAAGTTTATTTTAAATAAGTGTTGACTTTATATATTGTTATAGTTTATAATATATAATTAAAGATAGTCGTAGTTAATACGACACAATAATAACTTAAACAATAAGGAGCAAATATGCCAGTATTAAATGGTAAAGCTTATTGGGCATCAGTTGTAACACCAAACACTATGTTTGATGAAGATGGTGTCTATTCTATTGACCTTGCAGTTGACGAGAAAAATAAAAAATCTGCTGAAGCTGAAGGTCTAACTATAAAAAATAAAGGTGATGACAGAGGAGACTTTGTTACATTTAAAAGGAAAGCCAAAAGAAAAGATGGCAACCCTAACAAAGCACCTGACATCATGGATAACATGAAAAGACCTTTGGAAAATACTTTAATTGGTAATGGTTCAGACGTAAATGTTTTATATAAAACTTATGAATGGAATCATAAACCAACTGGTAGAACTGGTACGAGTGCTGACTTACAAGCAGTTCAGGTTGTTAATCTTATTCCTTACGAAGGAACTGGTTCTTCTGCAAATGCTTTTGAAGAAGTACCTGAAGGTAAAGTAGATAATCCATCTACGACTCAAGAGTTTGCAGAGATTCCTGTATAACTTTTATTATTAACCTTTGAATGGGGGTGTAGCTAATAACTCACCCCTATTTTTTTCACATGAAAAAGATTGATACTTTAGTTGAAGATATGTACCAAACAATTTCTGAAGGTAAACAACCTAGTCAAAAAGATTTAGACTTGTTTGCTGATAATGTTAAAGAAGGTGTGCTATCGTTATTCAACATACATTCTGAAAATAATAAATTAAGAATGTCTCAAATTGGTAAACCTGATAGACAGGTGTGGTATCAGTCACGAGACATTAAAAAAGAAAAGCTACCTTCATGGGCAAAAATAAAATTTACTTATGGTCATATACTTGAAGAGTTACTTTTATTATTAGCTAAGACAGCAGGTCATGAAGTTAAGAATGAACAAAAGGAATTAGATATTGAAAACATTAAAGGACACCAAGATTGTGAGATTGATGGTGTTGTTACAGATTGTAAGTCTGCTAGTGCCTACTCATTTAAAAAGTTTTCTAATCGTTCACTATTAAAAGATGACCCCTTTGGATATATAGCACAGCTATCAGCTTATACTGAAGCACAAAATAAAAATGGTGGAGCTTTTCTAGCTATCGATAAACAAAGTGGAAGGATATGTTTAATGCCAGTCCACAATATGGAGATGATAAATGCAAAAGATAAAATCGTTCATCTTAAAAATGTTGTCAAAGATGATAAAATTCCTAGCAAGTGTTATGCTGATATTGCAGATGGTGCTAGTGGTAATCGTAAACTTGATGTTGGGTGTTCCTACTGTCCTTATAAAGTGGATTGTTGGCAGGATGTTAATGGTGGGACAGGACTTAGAAAATTTATCTACGCAAATGGACCAAGATACTTAACCAATGTGGTTAAAACACCTGATGTAATGGAAGTACAATTAAATGATGGTAGTTGAAATATTTGAATTACTTGCTGCTATAAGTGCAGTAGTTACTGTATGGGTGTATGGTAATAAAGATAACTATGCACCTTTATATGGACTAATATCTAATATGTTATGGATAACGTGGGCATTTTTATCCACAAGTTATTTCATGTTAGCTATGTGTATTGTCTTTACAGCTTTACATGTTAGAAACTATTTTCATATGAGGAATATTAAATGAAATTTAGAAGTGGTTCAGAAGAAAAGGTTTATAAATTTTTTAAAGATAAAAAAATAAAAGTTAAATATGAACCTAATAAATATAGTTATGAATGGTTTGAAAATAAAACTTATTGCCCTGACTTCTTATTACCTAATGGAAGTTATATAGAAGTAAAAGGTAGATTAACTATTGAGATGAGAAAGAAACATTTATTTTTTAGAAAGTCTAATCCTAATATTATAATTAGATTTGCTTTTGATAATCCAAACAAGAAACTAAATAAAGGTGGTACTATGACTTATGCTGTATGGTGTGAGAAACATAACTTTGATTACTGTAAGATAGGTGATGGTATTCCTAGACAATGGTATGATAAGACAACATGATAAGTTTTTCCAGACAGTTGAAAGTTATTTTATCAGTAGCACTTCTACTGAGAGGACACTATTCCTTGCAGTTATTTTACAAGCATTGCTTGATGCTACGCAAAAAGATACCAATGATTTGGAAAATGCTAAGTATAAAAGAGAATCAATCCTATGGTTTACTGCTAGGTTTGGTAAGAAAAGAGAAGACTTTGATTATGTGTGTGATTTAGCTGACATTGAACCAAACTATATGAGAAAGGTAGCTATAGATATATTAACTTCAAAGAGAACTAATTTTATTCGTAGTCATATCAATGCCATATTGACACATAGAGATAGTTATGATAGAATTAAAAAAAATAAAAAGATAAAGTAAATGAAAAAATTAATTATAATAATTGTTGTAGTTTTTATTATGTTATTATCTAAATCTTTAGCAGCAAAAGATATATATGTAGGAGTAAACATGGGAATACAAGATGGATTAAATGGTGGAAAAAATTCTAAAGAATATGGATTAAAAGTTGGGAAGAAATTAAATGATACTTTTACTGCTGAAATTAAAACAAGAACTAAACTAAAAGATAGTAGTACAAGTAATGACCAACGTGCAGAGGTAGCAATGATTGGTAACTTAAAACTAAATAATGAATTTAGTTTATATACAAGAGCAGGTTCAGGCATGAAGTTTGTAAGAGACGCAGACTATGGGTACTGGACTATTGAACCTGGTGTTAATTATAAACTGAATAATAAATGGAGTCTAAAAACTGGAGTAAGATTCAGAGACAGTTTTGATACTTCACATAATCAAACAGACACTACTTATAAAGTTAGTGTTTCATATAAACTTAACGACAATAACTCTGTTTCATTGGGAACAAAAATTAAAAGGGGTGACAGTCAATACAATGCTCTAGGCATTGGTTATAAAATTTCATTTTAAATTGAAAGGGGAACTAATATTATGAATAATAGCAACACATTACCAACTGAATACCAAAGTTATATTGCCATCTCAAGATATGCTAGATGGTTAGAGAAAGAAAACAGAAGGGAAACTTGGCAAGAAACTGTTGATAGATATGTAAACTATATGTCTAATCGTTATGAAAAAATAACAGGTAAAAAATTAGAAAACAAAGAAAGAGAAAGATGGTTTAATGCTATCCTTACTCTACAAGTTATGCCTTCAATGAGAGCATTAATGACTGCAGGTCCTGCGTTAGATAAAGATAATGTTGCAGGATTTAATTGTTCGTATGTTGCTATTGATAATGTAAGAACCTTTGACGAGATTATGTACATCCTTATGTGTGGAACAGGTGTAGGGTTTAGTGTTGAACGACAATATGTAGATAATCTACCTGACATTGCTGAGTCCTTTCATTCTACTGAAACTGTTATTAAAGTTAATGATAGTAAAATAGGGTGGGCAAAATCTTATAGAGAACTTATTGCTATGCTTTATGCAGGACAGATACCACAGTTTGATATGTCTCTTGTTAGACCTGCAGGTGCTAAACTAAAAACATTTGGTGGTCGTGCTAGTGGTCCTGACCCATTAAGAGATTTATTTAAATTTAGTATTGAAACTTTTAAGAAAGCTAGTGGAAGAAAATTAAATTCCCTTGAGTGTCATGACCTTGTATGTAAGATAGCAGACGTTGTTGTGTGTGGTGGTGTTAGACGTTCAGCTTTAATAAGTCTTTCTAATCTTTCAGATATTAGAATGAGAGATGCAAAGAATGGACAATGGTGGGACAACAATCCACAAAGAAGTTATTCTAATAACTCTGTAGCTTATACTGAGAAACCTGACATAGGTACATTTATGAAAGAGTGGGTATCTCTTTATGATTCTAAGTCAGGTGAACGTGGTATCTTTAATAGAGTAGCTTCACAAAAAATGGCAGCACGTTCAGGTAGAAGAGATGGAGACTTTGACTTTGGAACTAATCCTTGTTCAGAAATCGTTTTACGCAACAAACAATTCTGTAATTTATCTGAAGTAGTAATTAGACCTGAAGATACTCTTGATTCTTTGAAAGAAAAAATTGAACTAGCTACTATCTTTGGTACACTACAGTCCACACTTTCTGACTTTAGATACATTACTAAAAAATGGAAAGAGAATACTGAAGAAGAAAGATTGCTTGGTGTTTCCTTGACAGGTATCATGGACCATAATATTCTTTCAGGAAATATTTTTAATAAAGCATTATTAACTGAATGGTTAACTACTTTAAAAACCCATGCTATTGAAGTAAATAAAAAATGGTCAACTAAATTAAAAGTTAATCAAGCTACTGCTATAACATGTGTTAAACCTTCAGGAACTGTATCACAATTAGTTGACTCAGCTTCAGGTATTCACCCACGTTATTCTCCTTATTATCTACGAACTGTAAGAGCAGATAAGAAAGACCCTTTGTGTGACATGATGTTAGAAAAAGGTTTCTATGGTGAAGATGATGTAATGAAACCTAATGATACTAAAGTATTTTATTTTCCAATGAAGTCCCCTAAAGGTTCAACTATGAGAGATGAGAAGTCTGCTCTTGAACAATTAGAAATATGGAAAATATATCAGCTTGATTGGTGTGAACATAAACCTTCCATTACTGTTTATGTTAAAGAACATGAATGGTTAGAAGTAGGTGCGTGGGTATATGAAAACTTTGACGTGATGAGTGGTGTAGCTTTCTTACCACACTCTGAACACTTATACAAACAAGCACCTTATCAAGAAGTTAATGAGAATACTTATAAAGAATGGTTAAAGAAAACTCCTAGAAATATTAACTGGATGGACTTAACTAACTATGAGAAAGAAGACACAACCACTTCATCAAAAGAACTTGCATGTACTGCAGGTGCATGTGAAATAGTTTAACTTTTTTACTTGACACTATGTTTAAAAAATTATATAATTACATTATAAAAAATAATTCTTCCCAAATGTGGGAGCATTATTGTAAAGTCGAACAAGATGTTATGGGTATTGAAAAGGGGAAACCTTGTAACTGGTGTGACCTAACAGAAAAAGATAAGGAATAAATATGTTAATAAGTGCAAGAACTACAGAGAAAGAAGAAACAATTCATCCATTACCTAAAGAACAAACTAACTTTGTTTTTATAGGTTATGATGCTCGTGAAGACATTGCTTATAAAGTTTGTGAACATTCATTAATTAGGCATAGTTCACGACCTTTAACTGCAGTTGAACTTAATGTCAGGCATTTAAGAAATAGTGGACATTTTACTAGAGAATGGAGAGAAGATACTGAAGGACAAAAGTATGATGTCCTAGATGATAAACCTTTTTCAACAGAGTTTAGTCATACAAGATTCTTGTGTCCTGCTATTGCTAGATTAAACAATGTTAAAAATTGGGTAATGTTTGTTGATTGTGATTTTTTATTTCTTAGAGATGTAGATAAACTATTTAAGTTTGTAGAAGAGAACCATGCTGATAAAGCTGTTGCCTGTGTTAAGTTTGATTGGCAACCTACTGAAGATACTAAGATGGACAATCAAAAACAACTAGGATATGAAAAGAAATTATGGTCTTCACTAATGTTATTTAATATGAAACATAAAGATGTAAAAAATTTAACAAGTGATGATGTAAATACTATGAAAGGTTTAGACCTTCATCAATTTAAATGGACAAGTGATAACCAGATAGGTGAGATACCTGCTAGTTGGAATCATATTCCTGAAGTTTCAAACCTTGACGCATCACCCAATGCTATACATTATTCTCTTGGTGGTCCTTGGTTTGGTGGTAAGTTTACAGACATGCAGTTTGCACAAGACTGGGAAGATGAGAAACTACTATATAGAAATACTATCGAAGATTCAAGACCTACTAAAATGGTACAGATGTAGTATGAGTAAAGACACAATAAATATCGTAACTTCCTTTAGTCCTAAAGGATGGGAAACTTATGCAAAGAAAATGATTGAGTCAGCTAATAAATTTCTTGCTGATGATTTACATTTAACTGCTTACTATCATGACTTTGATAAAGAAAAAATAAAAGAGTTTCCCAAATCAAATAAGATAACATTCAAAAATCTAAATGATATTCCTTCTATGTTAAAGTACAGAGAAGAAATGAAAGTACATGATGGTACTGAAGGCAAACGCATGCCTTATAATTGGAGATTAGATGCCATTAAATGGTGTCACAAAGTGTATGCCTTGACTGACTTTTCCTTCAAGTTAGTAGAGAAAGGTGTGCAGGTGGGGTGGGTTGTTTGGTTAGATGCTGACATTATCCTTAATAAACCTGTGAGTAAAAAAGACTTTCTTGGAATTATTCCCCTTAATTCTGAGTTAGTTCATCTGGGCAGAAAAGATGTTGACTATAGCGAGACATCTTTTATGGCTTTTAATTTAAACAACACTCCCCCTTTAGATTTACTATTAGATATGAGAGGTATATATGATAGTCACGAAGTTCTTTCTTATAGAGAATGGCATGATGGTTTTATATTTGAAAGACTATTTAATTTTTATAATGCTCATGGCATTAAAAAACATAACTTAACCCCTGACGTAAGAGGTCTTGATGCTTTTAATAACTCTCCTTTATCGCAGTTCTTTCAGCACTTTAAAGGAAATAAAAAACAACTCCTATCAGATAAGACCACACCTGATGTCGTTGGTCCAAAAAGGTATAAACAATTGGCAGATGTCATTAGACATTACAAGTTTTCAAGGTTACTTGAGACAGGTACTTGGAATGGTGGTAGAGCTATCGAAATGGCATTGGCAGCTTTTGACAATGTAGATAAAGTTTATTATAAAGGTTATGATTTATTTGAAGACGCAGATGAATTTACTGACCAAACAGAATTAAATACTAAACCACATAATCTTTATCAAGCAGTTGAGAAAAGATTAAATGAATTTAAAAAATATGTCAAAGACAAAATGAATAAAGATTTTGATTTTGATTTAGTTAAAGGTGATACTAAAACTACATTAACTGAACAGAAAGATTTTGATATGGCTTATCTTGATGGTGGGCATAGCTTTGAAACTGTTCATCATGATTATAGTATGACAAAAGGATTACCACTTGTGGTGTTTGATGATTACTTTACTAAAGATGAACAAGATAAAAATGTTGCTGAAGAACATAAAGGAACAAATAAAATCTTTGATAAAATAGATAAGAAGTATAGAAGAAAAATTTTACATTCATATGACCCTGTTGTAGGTGGAGGTATTACCCATCTTTGTGTTGTAGTTCATGATAAAAACTTACCTGCCTTACCTGAAAAATTTAATCATGTTCCTATTATTGTCAAACCTAAAGACTGTATGCCTAAAGATTATATTAAAAATAATATAAAAAATAATATTAAGAAAATAAAAAATTGGTTAATTAAAGCTAGACCACATGGTGAAACATTACTTATAGTTTCAGGTGGTCCTTCCTTTTTAAAGTATAAAGATTATTTAAAACATTCTAATCATAAAATTATGTGTGTTAAACATTCATTACCTATGTTGTTAAAAGAAGGTATTATTCCTTGGGGTTGTAACATACTTGACCCCAGACCTATAGGTGGCACAAGTACACATGGTGTTGTTAGGAAAGATTTATTTAAAGAAGTACCTGATGAAACTATTTTCTTTGTATCATCAATGACTGACGTTTCAGTTGTTAAACATTTAAAAGATAAGAAAGCAAACATCATTGGTTGGAACGCATATTCAGATGCTATTATTGAAAGTACAAATAGCACTAAAGATAAAGTAGTTCTTGCAAAAGATTTAGATATACCAAAGAACTCCGTGTTATTAACTGGTGGTACATGTGCAGCAATGAGAGCAATAAGTGTTGGACATACGTTAGGATTTAGAAACTTTAAACTATATGGTTTTGATTGTTCAGTACCTGAACCTAAAGATAAAGAAGCATTAGAAGATACAGGTAGAAAAAAATATTTACATGTTACTACTAATAACAAAAAGTTTTGGACAACTGGTGAGTTACTAGCTATGGCTCAAGACTGTGAGAAATTATTTCAGAGAAAAGATATTGACATTCATATAGAATTTTATGGTGAAGATACATTAGTTTCTGAGTTATGGAAAACTGGGGGAAGAGAGCACCATCCTGATTATGAAGATACTATCAGCTATAACAGTTAGAAATTTTTTAAATGAGACTTCGTGTCATACGATTCATCAGTCTGTTCTTGAACTGGAAGAGTCATGGAATAAATATAATAATAGATTATCTTTAGGTTCAGCTAAAGAACTTATAGATAATGACAAAAGTTATAAACAAAAATGTTTAAATAATAATCCTGTTCTTTTTGAAAAGTTTCCTTCCTTATTCTATAAGATAAGAAAGATGTTAAATAATATATATGTTGAGGAAATTGAAGATAATTCCTATTCAATTCCAGGATTTGAAATCATTGAGAATGATGGAACATATTTTAATCTAGGACATAATGCAGATTTTTATTTTACAATACCTATCCATATAGGTAATGCAAGTTCAGGATTATTTTATATAACTAGATTTGGTAATAAGAAAGAATACTTACCACTATATGTAGGTAGTTTTTATTTCCATGTTAAACCTTTTCATAAACAATATTTTAAATTAAACTTAGATAATAAACTAATTTGTTTAGAAGGTAAGGGTAAAATTAATCCAGAGAATAATAAAATTACTCTTTTCTTTTAAATATTAATATGTTATAATAACTTTAAAATGGAGAAAGATTATGTTGTTAAATCTAATTGCACCTATACTAGGTAAAGTAATTGACAGAGTTATACCTGATAAAGCTGCACAACAAAAAGCACAGACAGAACTAAACAAAGCACTCGTAACACATTCAGCAGATATAGAAAAAGCTGCTGCATCTGTTGTCGTTGCTGAAGCCAAAGGTGAAGGATGGTTACAACGTAACTGGAGACCATTAACAATGCTATCTTTCTTGATGCTTTTATTTATGTATTGGTTTGGAATACATCCAGAAAATTTATCTGACCAAGTAATCATGAAACTATTTGACTTATTACAAATTGGTATTGGTGGTTACATTATAAGTAGAGGTGCTGAAAAAGGTATTAAAACTTGGAAAGAAAAATAATTAGAACAATCATTAAATAAAAAACCCCTAGCTAACTTAATAACTAGGGGTATTTTTTTGTCCAATTTTCACAGTTGGCTATCAGTATAATAAACCAGTTAAATTATAATATGCTTCCATCTCAAAAATTAAATTTGCTATATGAGATATTATCTCAATAACTAATAATAATATTATAATTCTAAAGTAATGTTTTACTTTCATTTTTCTTTTTATAATCTGCAATTGCTGCCTTGATTGCATCTTCAGCTAAAATAGAACAATGAATCTTAACTGGTGGTAATGCGAGATGGTTAGCTATTTCAGTATTTTTAATTGAATCAGCTTCATCAATGCTTTTACCTTTTACCCACTCTGTAATTAGTGAACTTGAAGCAATGGCAGACCCACAACCAAATGTCTTAAATTTAGCATCTTCAATTATTGAATCATCACTTACTTTAATCTGTAGTTTCATAACGTCACCACAAGCTGGTGCACCAACAAGACCTGTACCTACATCTTTATCTTCTTTATTCATTGACCCTACATTTTTAGGATTCTCATAATGGTCTAATAATTCTTTACTATATGTCATACTCCAAAACTTTCTCCACAACCACAACTACTTGTTGCATTAGGATTCTTTAGTTCTAAGAAGCTACCAAATATTTCTTTCTTATATTCAATAGTCATTCCCATTAAATAAAATAAACTAGATTTATCTATTAATAATGTAAAGCCATCTAACTCTAGGAAATCATCACTGTCCTGTATATAGTTATCAAATGACCAGTCATATTTAAAACCTGCACAACCACCACCTTTAACTTCTAAACGAACATATTTTTTATCGTGGTCTTTAGCAAGATTCTTTAGATGTTCTTTTGCTTTATCTGTTAAGTTTACTAACGTCATTCTTTATCATACAACCTATGATAAGTTTTCTTTAAGAATCTTTTACATATTGCTTTAAAAAATCCTTTGATATAATACCTGCCTATTCTAATAGGTATAAGAAGTGGTGTAGTTAGAACATCAAACATTATAATAAGTACATCAACACTAAAGTCAATAACATTATCTGCATCTGAAAATTTCTTTTTAAGTTTTTCCCACCACATCATATCATTTTAATCCATGTATAAATTAAACCTAATGCAGTTCCCACAATTACTAACATCTTAATACCACCTGAACCCCTTGCAATATCTGTGCGTAGTCCATTAATAAGTTCAGTCTGTCTTGTAATTAAATCAAAAGCAACTTCAAGTTTGCGTGATACTTCCTTATGTTGTTCTTCATTCCTTGCTTCTAGTGCAGCTATTCTAGCTTCCAATGAGTTCTTACTGTTCATAATATAATTCCTTTTCTAAAAACCTAAATCAAATTCTTTATTAAAATCTTCATAACTATTAAAATTATCGTCCTCTCCTATAATTAAATTAATAGCATTATCTCTTGCTGCTTTATTAACTGCAAATACAGGATGAGTTCTTAATAATTCTCTTACTATTCTTTTATCAGCTTTAGTTTTATCTGAGGCATAAAATCTATTGCTTACTGCTTTAATAAAAGCATCTGCCTTAGTTCCAACTGGACCAGCAAGTATTCCTAACAATGGACTTGAACCATAACGTGCAGAATTAAGTGCTTGTTGTAAAGATGTCATACCACCAAATATATTTGTTCCTGCTATAACATCAAATAAATAATTTTGATTTAATTCTTTTTTCTTTTTTATAAGGTCATCTAAATCTTTTACAGGCTCATCTGAACCTGCAGTTTTAAACATTTCTTTTGTTAAATCAGTAAACATAGCAACCAAGATAATCATTGATAATGCTACACCATATCTAAATAAAGTATTTATTCTTTGAGTAGGAGTTCTGTTTGAACCTATTAAATTTTTAAGAAGTCTAAAACCTACAGTATTACCAAATACAAAAGAAAAACTTTTTAACTGTGCTGCTGCAGCAAGTGCAGGACTTGACATCCATAATGGTCTGTTTGTAGGATTAGGTGTCATAATAAAATCGTCAACATATTTTAAAGAAGCAGCTTTAATTATAGAACTTTCTGTAAATACTTTATTGAATGGTTTACCTTGTATATCATTAACTAATTTAAATATGTTAGGTATTCCTACCTCTTGATATTTTCTTGTAAGTTCTAAACCTCTAACAGTTCCCTGAAGATTTCCTTTAACAATTGAACTCATATCAGTTTTTAATTCATTCTTAAAAGTATTAAAAGCCATTTGTCTTGACAGTTGAGTAACTTGAGTTAACATAGTAGCTTTAAAAAAAGCATCAGTCATTCTTCTAGGTGTTTCAATTGTAGATGATGAGTTAAGTCGTTCAGTTAATGAACCATCTAAACCATACATAATTTCTTGAAAAGCTTTTTCAGTAGGACTCTTTTTAATTCTTGGTAAAAATATTCTAGCAGTTCTCATAAAAGCATTGATGGGTAGTTTAATTGCAGAGACTAAAGCTGACCCAGGTTTAGCACGAGATAACAATATTAGTGGCTCACTTAATGCAGTTAAAGCTGCTAAAGGTAATGTTGCCATATAGGCAAGAGACATTGCCCATCTATAAGGAGTCTGACCACCCCACCCTCTAGGTATTTGAGTGCCATATTTTCCTTGTATAGCATCTAAAGTATTACCTATAGTATTAAACTCATTGTCTGTTATTCTGTTTTGAGTTTTAAGATTTTCTACAAGTCTATCAATACCTTTAAATCTATTTTCATATTCAATAGCTTTAGATAGTTTCATAATATATGAAGGTATCATCTCAAGAAAATTATCATCAATTAAACCTTCAGCTTTTAAATCAGCTATCATTTCTTTAGGAAGTTTTCTTCTTGTTTCTAAATTTACATTTACTACTCTACCAGGAATTTGTTTTTTCTTTGGTCTTAAAACATTAAAATAAAAACCACCTCCATTTATAATACTTTCAACTATACCTTGAGCTTCATTTTCTTTAATCTTATGTTTACGTGCAATCTCTAACCATTTATCTTTAGTCTTATCTGTTACATTATGTTTGTAAGGTATATAATTTTTAACATAAGAACCATCTCCTATACCTGCAGCATCAGCATCTTTTTTAGCTAAATCAAGTATTGGTCTTATTTTACTACGCATCTCTTCAAATCTTCTAGCTTTTCTAGTATCACCATACTTTCTTAACATATAACCTTTATCATTCATTAATGCTTCAGTTAAAAGTTTTTGGTCTTTTGTAGATATAATAGAACTTTGTTTAACAAGACCTGTAGTTGCAAGATTAAGAACATCTCTAACACCTGTCCTTGCTATAGGACCACCTTCTGTAACAGCTTCAAGTATTGGTGAAAGATATGAACCTGCTCTAGCTTGAGTTTCAGGATAGAATCCTTCAAAATTATTATAAATTCTAAACATACTTGTATCGCCATATTCTCTATAATTTCTAATAGCTGCTCTTCTAATAGGAGATGTTGCTCTACCTAATAATTTTTGAACCATACTACCATCATATAGTTTGGATATTAGTCCACGTATTCCTGTAGGGTTTGCACCACTTAACATTTGTGGAGTTATAAAAATATTCCCTTTGTTTTGTCCTTTAGATTTTGCGTCAAGAAGTTTTTCTTTTTCCGTATTAATTCTTTTTTGAATATTTGCTTTCATCTCTCCAGCTTTTTTAGAATATCTTAGTTCTTGCTGCCTATCTATATTAAACTTTTTTATTTCGTCTTGTATCTTTTTTAATTCAATTCTTTTTGCCTTTGATTCGTTAGGTAAAGCATTATCTCTTGAAGCTTTATACTCATCAAGAATTTTAGCTTCTCTTTCTTTTAATTTATTTAAAGATTCATTAGCAGTATCAAAATATTTATTACCACTAATTTTTGTATTTAATCTATCAGCTTTTTTATCTATATTTTCAATTATTTTTTCAAGACGTTCAATAGTTGCTGTACTTCTTTTAACAACACTAGAATTATAAGAATCTTCTTTTTCTATTTGTTCAGATAATTTTATAAACTCATCAGACTCTTTATTTTGTTCAATTAAAGCATCTGTTTGAAGTTTAGATAAAGTACCTGTTACTGGACCTATAGCACCACCACCTATAGTACCTACAACTGCATCATTAATAGCTCGTTTACCTACTTCTTTTATATCTGTTTCTCTACCTGCTATTTTATCTGAAGCTATTTCTGTATTTGCTGCGACCAAACCTTCAGTAATTGCACCAGTTGTTGCAAGTTTAACTGAGTCACTTGCCATTGCACCCACTAAACTTCTCTTAGTTAGTTCAGCAGTTTTTGCTGAAGCTTTTACTGGGTTATATATTTTACTTAATATTTTACCTACAAAAACTGTATCAATTAAACCATTAGCTACACCTGCTAGTAAAGATTTCTCTGCAGCTTCTTCATCTGAAGCTCCTTTTTCTATAGCTGACCTATAAACTGAACCAATACCTTGAGCAAATAAAGGACTAACTGGTAACATACTAAATAAGAATCTACCAACCCTACCTGCAGGATGAAAACCTGCTAACTTAAGACCAACCCTAGCTGCTGTACCTAAACCTAATTGAACACCTAAAGAACCAGTAACACTTCCTGCTGCTTGTTTACCAAATTCTTTGGCATCACCAATTGATTTTATTTTCCAAAAGTCAGTTGTTTCTGTGGGAGAGCCTAGTGATTCTAGGACTTTTTGTTGTCGTGTAGAATTACGTTTACCTACATCTTGAAGAAAGTCTGTGACTGTAGAATCTTCACCAGTCTTTTGTTCAACTGCAGTTCCTACAGCAGTTAGACCATCATACATTGCTTTTTTAGTTCCTGCTATACTTCTTTGTACTTGCGAACTAAAAGAGTTTACTTTTTCCTCTTTTTGTTTTTTTAATTTTTCAATGTATTCAGGGTCTCTTTGTAATTCAAAACTAATTAAATCATTTAGACTATAATTCTGATTAGTCATTTATTTTTTTCCAACTAAACTTTTAAATAATTTTTTAGTACCATCCCAAAAACTTGAATTAGGGTCCATATTAGGCACAACATCACTTATAGCTTTTGTTATTGATTCGTCAAGACCTAATTTCTTTTCTCTGCTATATACATAAGCTTTACGAAGTACATTCTGTGCATCAGAACCTTTAATAGTATATTTATTACCTTCTGGGTCTATATATGAACTAGGAATTAATTTTTCAATATCTTCTAAACTCATTGTTTCAATACCTTCTTCTGCATATTTATCTGCTAATGCTTTCCAATAAGGAATTTTACCACTAAGTTCTTTATCTTTTAATGTGAGTTCTTTTTCTTTTAGTTGAATTTTTGCAATATCCATTTCATCTGAAAATCTTTGGTTCTTAGCTTCAAGTCTTTGTTTTTCTAAATCACTTAATGTAGGCATAAGGTCTGATGCTGCATCAACAATACGTTTACCACCCATTATTGCAAAACCCATTTGAGCTATAGCAAAACCTCTACGTTTATCAAATTCAGATTTAGATTCTTTATCTCGTTTATCTAAAAAGTCAATAAATCTTTCTGACATACTTAATGCATTAATAGCATCTGGGTCTTTCTTCATATCTGTAGATAATGATTCTGCAGCTTTAGGGTCAGCAACTTCACTAGCTATATATTGATTTACTCCTGTCTTTATATTTTTTTCTTCTTGTTGTTTTTTTTCATTTTCTATTTTATTTTCAGTTTCAGTTTTATCTGTATCTTCTTTTGGTTTAGTTTTAGTTTCATCTTTTGTTTCTTCTTTTATCTCTTCTTCAACTTTGCCTGTACCAGTGTTAGAAAATTGCTCAAGGTAGCCTTTAAGTTTTTGAGAATTTTCTGCATCCATTTCTTTAAATTTTTCAAAACCTTTACCAAATTTATCCTTAATACTTTCTGTTACGTTAGATATTGTTCTATTAATAGGATTATAAGCAGTATCAGAATACTCACTTATAAGTTTTTGTTTTTCTTCAATAGCATTATTTAAAACATCCATTTGTGTTTTTTGAGAAACATTTACTTGAGGTTCATTTTCTGAACTTTTTATTTGTTCTCCTAACGCATCCCTTTGTTTAAATAATTCTTCTAATTCTTTTTCATTTCTTTTAGTAACTAATAATCTAGCTCCTGGGTCTCCTTCTTCAGCAGCTTTTAAATGAGTTTCTTCCATTTTTCTTTCATCTTTTTCATTGTTTCTTTTTATAGAATCTTTAGCTTTTTGAAGAATGTTATCTACTGAAGTACCTGCTGACTCAAAATATTTACTTTGTGCTTCACCAGGGAGTGTTCCTTTTGGAGGTATTAAAAAAGAGCCTATTCCTTTTGCAGTATCTGTTATAGTGCTAGTTAATTGTTTTGTTAAATCAGACTGTGTAATAGCTTTACTAATATCTTCTCCCTTTTGTTTTATATAATCTAAACCTTCACCAATAGGTGTTCCTTCAGCTCCCATTCTTCCAAGCATACTTCTATCTTCGTATCTTAAATTAGAAAGTTCCATTTCAGTTAATGGTCTTGTTCCTCCAGTTGTACTATCTTTTATAAGAAATTGAGGTCCATTAGGTGTATCTACTTTTATAATATCATCTTTTGAAAAATACTTTGGATTAGTAAATAATTCTTTTAAACTTGGCAAACCTGTACCTTGAACTTTAACAGGTCCTCCAAAAGTAGGATTAAACATAGTTGTTTCATCAAGTGGGTTTTTAAGTAAACCACCATTGTCCATCTTAACAACACCACCATCATAGCTAGTATTAACGTCCCCCATACCTGTAAGTTCTTTACCTTTATCTGCAATAAGTCCCATTAACATTTGAGTGTATTCTTTATATTTTTTATTATCTTTTTTAGATATTTTATTATTATTATTTTTACCCATACCTGCTATACGTTTATAATCAATAAAAGGTGTAGTAGCACTACCACCTTCTTTAAATAACTTAGGTATCTGTCCTGCAATACCTAGACCTGCTAAAGCACCAGCACCACCAATTAATTGTTGACTTAATGATGGTTGTGGTAAAATTGCTTGTTGAGTTTGTGTGGTTGTTGGTGAGATTGGGAAACCTCTAATGATAGATTGATACTGTTGTAGACTTGCTTCAGGATAAGTCTGTTCTTCTCTAAACTGTTGGAATCCTAAGTCTAATGCTTTTTGTTGTTGTTGTCTTTGTTGTTCACCAATACCTGAAAGTGCTCCAAGTTCCTTCATAGCTCCAGCTTGTTGAGCAGCACCTAATCCTGCCATCTGTTGACCTGCTGCCATTTGCCTTTGTCTTAAATTAGCAAGACCTTGTTGTGCTTGTTGATATGCTGCTTGTTGTCCTGTAGCTTGAATATCTCCAAGTTGTTGTTGTAAAGTTCTGTCAAGTTCTGATTGCATTAAAGCATCACGAGAACCACCAAATGCTCTAGCACCTACTGCCTGTGCATCTAATTGCTGTCTTCTCATGTCTGCATCTCTTTGTGCTTCTCTCTTTTGAATATCAACAACATTCTGCATATAAGGAGACATACGTTCCTGTATTGCACTTGCTGTATCTTCAGCAGCACCTGAAGCAGTTAAACCTCTAGCAACATCAAATGTTGGAATTTGAGAACCTACAAGACTTACTACACCTGCTTGAGCTGCTTGTTCTTCAGGAGTAAAAGCTGCAATACGTGGACCTGGATAAACTGGATAACCAACAGTTTGTCTTGCTTCTTCTTGAGCTTGTGCTCTTTCAAGAATGTCAGTAATGTAAGGACGTATCTCAGGAGGAAACTCTTCCTTCGTTACAGTTTGCGTGGTAGTTCCACCACCTCCACCACCACCTTTACTACCCCCTGAACCATACTGTCTTAGACCTGTGGTTTTATTGATAGTACCTGAACCACCAACTGATTTTAATAGTTTAGCTTCATATGAATTAATATGTGCAAGTTCAGTATCACCATCTTCACCTTGATTGGCAATATTACATGCAAGTTTATCCAGTAACCAAACTTTAAATTTAGTTGTTAATAATTTTTCAATTATAAAATTAGAAATGTGATTCAAATAAGACATAGCTTTCCTTATATTTTACGTGTTTGTTAAAAATTTTTCTCCATCCTGGTCTTCCCATGACTTCAACTCCTGTACACCCATTTTCTTTTGCGTACTCCATAATAGTTTTTATAGCTTCTCCTGACCATTTACTCATATTACGACCACCACATAAAACAATAGTTAATATAGTTTTGGCAGGATAAATTGCTTTTTGGGTTATAATAATTGCTTCAATATCTTTTACAGATTTAAAGACAATCCATAATTTCATTTCACCTATTTTACATAAATACTTTGTTGTGGCAACTGTATGTCTACCACCTGAATAACTTACAGCTTTTTTAACTAAAGGTTCAATCTTATCCCAAAATAATTCTACACCTATGGGTTCTACAGGGACAACTTTCATTTTAACTCCTATCCAATTTGGTTAATCTGTCTTTCTCTCCCCATAACTTTTTTTCTTACATTAGTTAAAAATACATCTAACTTATCTGCACCTGCATTAGATGAACCAGAACCTAAAGCTGACACAACATCAGAAGGTATAACGTACTCATCTCTACTTAATAAAGCAGGTTGTTGTCCTTCAATACTAAATGGTATCTCATCTGACATACCATTACCCTGACCTATTACTCTTCCTTCATATGGTTGCATACCCATTAAACCACCTTCTTGTGCAGCTTTAATCATTCCTTCAATTGAAACATCACCATCTGTTTGTTCAGCTAACTCTTCCATACCCTCAGTAATTGAATCAAGTGCGTCTAACATGCCACCCTTCTTAGCTAGGAATGTACTACTTACATTACCTGTCACTGCAGGTGAATAACTAGGGTCAGTAAATTCTAATGGTTGTACTCGTCCTGATGAATCAGGAATGAAAGCAGCATTAGCTCGTGCTTGGTCAAAAGGTGCTGTTCTAGTATTCATTGCAAAATTTCTGTTCTTTTTCAAGTCAGGTTCTTTAGCACTATCATCAGTAGCAAAACCTGTAGCTTCAGCATACTCAGGTGTACGTGTTAAATCTGAAACAACACCTGAAGCTAGTCCTCTTATTGCAGTTTCAGGAGTCATTAAATTTTTCATAAATTCACCACCTAATTGTCTTCCTCCACCTGGCATTGATAATGTTTTAGCAAATTGTTTAAAAGGATTTCCAGGTACAGATGGAGCAGCATTATTAAAAGCAGGTGTTATTCTAGCTGATATAGGAACATTTTGAATACCTGTATTAGCAACATCTAATGCACTTTTAATATTTTGACCAGAAATTGGTGCTTGTCCAAAATTAGTACCTCCTGTTTGTTGAAGTACTTTAGCACCTGTTGCTCCTTTTTCTAAACTTGATGTAAAACTTTTTGCTCCTGGACTTATTGCTTTATCTGCACCAAACGCACCTTTAAATATATTTTGACCTACCTTACCTAAACCATAACTTAGTAAACCTGAAGTAATACCTGTTAGTACATTACCACTTTCAAGACCTGCTTTAATACCTGTATAACCTGCAGATAGATAAGGACCTACATATGGAACTGCAAATAATGCAGCAGGTGCTACATAATCTTTAAAGAAACCACCAATACTAAATGCTTCCATTAAACCTGTTTCAGGGTTTCTTGTTAATCTACCTAATGATTGCAAACCTCTTACTTCAGGTTGTGACATATGTACTAATTCAGTATCACCATATCTTCCTTGGTCTTCAAGAAGATTAGCCATATTTTCTAATGGTGGTGCTACCATAGTATTTTGCATCATTATCCTATATACCTTTTCATAATTTCGTTAATATTATTATAACCTGTTTGTGGTTGACTTACAATAGGTTCAGCAATTAAACCCTGTATTCCTGTAGATGACGGAGTTGCATATTTATTTCTTACATCATATTGTCTTTGTAATTGATTTACTAGATTCATTTGTTTATCATATATATCATCACCAGCTTCTGCTGCTCTTGTATTTGTAACTGTATATTTTTCATCAGGCATTGCTCTATAATACCCTCTTTGTTCTGGAGTTTGCATATAAGTTCTATTACCTGGAGCAGGAGTTACATATACTGGGTTACCATAATTTATACTTGTTAAGTTAGAATTTTTTGGTAATTCATTAACTATTTTACGTTGACTATGAGAAGGTCCTGGACCTGGACCCATATACTGAGGTGGTACATATTCATATTGAGGTCTTTGTTTTTCTTCAGTAGTAGTTATAGTTAAGTCAGGTAACTTAGCTTGTTCAGCATCAATCTTTTCTTGAAGTGATGCAAGACCACTTTGAATATTATTTGATTGTGGAACTGCTTCTGTCCCTTCAGTAAATCTTTTTAAAACATCTTGAGCTGTATCACCAACAGGTGTTGACTCAGGTGTATACTGTTCAACTAATTCTTGATTAACTTCTGCAGGTTGAGCAGCTTGATTTTCTAATTGTCTTAGCTGTTCACCAAATAAAGTTTGCATTGCTGCTTGTGCGTAATTACCACCTGATGCCATATTTTCTCCTAATGAAAATCAACCCATGAACTTCCAGTATAACCTTGGAACTTTGAAGTTGATTCGTTAAATCTAATGTCCCCCATTACAGGATTAGCTACAGTATTTGTATTAGTTACTCTTGCCACCCTTATGGATTCTCTTGCTTGTTGCTCAATTAATTGTGAAGTTAGTTCAGTAATTAAAGAATCTGCCCATTGTTTAACAATTTCAAAAGCAATCTTTTGTTCTCTTGTTGTTAAACTCCCAAACGTATCTCTAAGTTCAGGATAAACTATTGCTTTATTTGTTGCCATTATCTCATCCCATCTTCACCAATATCTAATCGTATTGTACCATATCTCCATCTAGTACCTGCAGTTGAAGTAGCAACTCTTACTTTAGCTTGTCTTCCCCTTGCCCTCATAGATATTTTATTTGTATTAGGTGTTATTGTAAAAGGACCTTTTAATGATGAGTCACTTGAATTAGGATAATTCTTTGTTGTCATCTGTAAATTAATTTGTCCTTCAGTTCCTGACGTTTCATTCTCAAGTGTAAAGTCAGGTACCATTTTATCAATAAACATTATTTGATTACCTTCTGCCATATCAAAATCTCCTGATTCAATATAAGATTCTAAAGCACTTCCATTACCAGTATAAACTCCTTCAGGTTCATTATCATATAGATAAGATAAACTTGAACTTGTTTCAACTCCATTTGTAATTGTATTATCAAATACACCTCTATCTTCAAAGGTTGTATAATGTGTTGAACCATAAACCCAATAGTTTTCATTTGGATTAAATGTTACATACCTATCACATTCAGTTGCACTTGCAGAAGGATATAACCAAGTTACTTCTTTAAATTCAGAATTAACAGCAGCATAAATTTTATCTGCTTGGTCTAAATTAATACTGTCAAAAACATATCTTCTAACTGTTGAAGGTAAATTTTTAACTGTACCATCAAAGACATAAAAATTTGAAGAACCCATCCAGTAGACTCTACCATCAAAATCAACTGCTGCATGTGCTCCTGCAGCTCCACAATTTGTACCTATCTCATTAAAACCAAAAGTAAAAGGTGGTCCAGTAAATTGCATTGTATGTGCAGAATTATCAGTTAATATAATAATATTATTTCTACTTCTTGCAGCAGTAACAATTCTATTACCTGAACCTAATATTACTTCACCTGAAGTTGAACTTACTGAAGGTGTCCAATTATTAAAGTTTTCTTGGTTTGACCATCTAACTAATAATGGATTAAAGTTTCCAGATGCTTGTTCATTAGTTCCTAAACAAATTAAATGTCTATCCTCTTGTGAAACTATAAGACTATTACTTGTACTTGGTGCAGCACTAACTTCAATTGCTCGTGCTCCTGTACCTGTTGAAGTTTCCCAATAATAAACTTTACCTTTTCTTAAACCTGCAACTAAGTCTTCACCCCAGTTATCTAACTTCCATTGACGAGAAAGAATTTCTATTTCTGAACTTGATTTTGCTTCACCATAACCATCTTGTCCATAAAATCCTGCACTCCATCCAAGTCCTGCTACTTGGTCTATAGTACCTGTTGGTAATAGAAAATGTAATGTCACACCTCCTGTTGTTGCTGAAGTTGCTGCTGCAGTCGTTGAAGTTAATATTTCAAATGAAGTTGAATCAACCACACTTACTGCAAAATCTGACCCACTTGTAAAATAAATGTTACCACCAATTGTAGCTGCCATTGAAGTAAATTCTACAAAGTCTCCAGTAGATAAATTATTTGTTGTTGAACAAATAACTTTCATGCTTCCAGATGCAGTTGTTAACTTATTAGTAACAGTAACAGTAGAAACAATTGGAGTAATATCATAATTGACACCACCAAAATAAGTATAGAGTTTACTTTCTGTTGCAAATGATGCCCTCTTTAATGTATTATTATCAGTCCATGCAATTAAATCTCTTGAAGTCCCAATAAATGAATTACTAACTTTAAAATTCCATCCACCTATATTCTCAGGTTTACCTGCTCTATATCTAACTCTATTACCATCATACCATTTTCCTTGCTCAGCATATTGAGTTGACTCCCTGTGAAACCCAGGTGCAAAATCTAATTTTAAAAGTTGCATCTTTGTTTGTGTTGACATAGAACCCCTTATGAAAGATTAAGAATACTGGCACAATCTACAGATGAAACTTCTCTTACTTTATAAACTATAATATCTTTTGCAGCAGCAGCAGTTGAAAGAGTTGGTGCTGTTCCACTTGCAAAATTATAAGAAGCTCCATAAGATAATGTCCTATTTCCTGTACCATCTTGTGTTATTGTTATTGTACCTGATTGACCTACCTTACCATTAACTGCTCCAGCAAGAGTTGCATTTGTTCCTAATGTCATAGCAAAATTATTACCTGCTGAAAAATCTACATTCATTGAAGTTGCACTTGCAATTGAAACTTCAGGAGTTCCTACTGCACCTGAGAAAGTTGCTGATGAAGCTGCAGATACTTCAGCAGTAAATACTGACTTACCTGAGTGTGTAGTAATTGAAGTAAATGTATTTGTTCCTGAAGTAATAACAGTACCACTAAATACTTTATTAGCACTAATAGTTGAAGAAGTTGAAGTAGGTATATATCTAATATCTGCACTTGATACTGGTATTAAATTTGCATCTGAAGTACCAAAGTTTAATGTTGAAGCAGTTCCTAATCCTAAACCTGTAGTATCAGCACCTGAAATAACATTTGCTGCATCACAAATAAATGGACCAGTACCACCTTGAGTAACTGTAGTCTTTGCAGTTGTTGCTGCAGTCTTTAATGTAATTGCGTATGAACCTGAAGTATTATTTTTTACATAATAAATTTTAGATACTGAAGGAATTGTAATGTCAACATTAGCTGTTAATGTTCCTTGAAGTTCTAATACTGCACTACGTGATTGGTCTGCTGAACCATTATTACTTGTTAATGTAACATCTGCTGAACTACAAGAAACAATAGTATAACCTGCAATGGCATCATCAATTAAATCAATTACATTCTGATTTAGAATTGTTCCCCATGTACCTGAATTAGCACCATTAGCTTGTTTCTCAAGTCTAATTCTAGTTGTATATGTTGCCATCTAATTTTCCCCTATTCTGATGGTGGTTCACCAAAGTTATATAATATTCCACTTGATATTGAACTGTCTGCATCATGTACTATATGTAAATCTTTTAATGCTCCTACTGAAGTTACTGCTGAAACTGCAGTTTTCATTTCTGTAGCTTTAGTTCTTACACCTGCTCTAAAAGTTTTCCAATCATCTGACATTGAAACTCCTGTTTCATATTGTCTTACTGCCATCCAATCAGATGTTTGTAATAAATTATAAGCTTGATTATCAATATCCATTTTATATTGTGTAATTAAACCTGTTGTTATCATTGTAGTTCCATCTGAATTTTTTTGAACTACTCCGTCACTATCAGTTACAGTTACATCAGCTATTTCTATTGTAGATGAACTTAATGTTTCAGTTACAACTCCATCTTTATAACTATAACTCGCACTACCTTGTCTATAAAATCTATTATCAATTGCAGTAGCTTGAGTTACTGGATAAATTCCAATATCAGCTAATTCACTTTTTGACCAATGACTGAAGATACTTGAAGGATGCTGAACACCATGACTATCAGTGATAGCTTTAGCACCATTGAATACTTCAATAACTTGGTCAGCTTTTACTTTTGCCCACATGTTATCTCCTTTTTTTTATGTGTTAATTTATTATTATACGTTATTTTTTGTTAATATACAATACTTTATCTAGCTGTAACTGGATTAGTTCCATCACCATTGAATGGATGTTCAGCAAAAGATAGATACCCATAACTGTACGAACCATTAAAATCTGCATTTATGCTTCTTAACTTAAATCCATTAGATAAAAAATCTATTGTATTTCCAGTATCATCAAGACCAGTTGTATCCCAAAATAATGCTTTATCAATCGGATTGATAGAACTTCTTGCAGAATCCCATACTGTCCAACCAGTGGCTGTAGTTAATCCTTTACATATAACTAGAGATGGTTTGAACCCTGTGTAAATAAAACTTCCGTCAGCATTATTATTTCCATTATATTGACCAACCTTTGAGAATCCAACTATATCTGTCCAGCAATAGGCAACATAATTCTCGGAACTTGTATTAACATCAGTATGATTCCCAATGGAAAAAACTGTACTTGTAGGAGCAGTATCATTCCAAACAGTAGCATCATCTACTGGAACTGCTGTAGTATTTAAAACTAAATAATCTGTTTCTGGGTCACTAGCCATTGATGAATGATACACTTTCCAAGCATCCGTTGTTGAAAGATTCTTTACCATTATTACACTCGGTGCAACTGACAATCCGTGTCCAATTGTTGCAGCACTACCAGTTCCAGTATATTGTACAATACTAAATCCAGCAGTTGTATTAGCTTGGACAGTAGAGAGAATTGAACCTTCTGCATTTGTAGCTGTCGTTCCTGAATTTCCCACCCAGTTCCAACTCACATATGATTCACCACTTGTGTTGACTGAAACATCATCTTCTATCTGCTGACCACCTTTTAAAAATCTACACAAGCCATTAACAGTAGTGCTTTCAGCATTAATGGCATCTGATTGTAGGTCTTTTTGAACACCTCTTGAACTATCGTATAATTGGTGAGAGTCAAGGGCATCTCTATTCTTAATCCAAGCCAATCCAGATACACCTTTGCTAGATTCAGGTAGGTTATCTTGTTGTAGAGCAGAAAAACCAGTTGGTGCAGTATGGGCAAAAGATTTTGAACCGAAATTATAAGTTCCAGTACCAGTTGCGTCTAATCTTATACACATAGGATAAAACTTATTGCCTTTTCTTGCTGGTTTTCCTAAACCTATACTACCAGTACCACTTGCTGGATTTGCACTATTAAACCAAGTTCCATTTAGACCTACATAACCTTTTCCATTATCTAAATCTATTGCAAATATCACCACATCATCAACACTTGCAGTTGTAAATGTAGAAAAATCGCTTGTTCCTCCTTGCCAATCTCCTACCCATTCACCATCAGCAAAACCACCTGACCCTCCAACATTATAAACAATACCTAAATTATTTGAACCAGCAGCAGAAGAGTTTGCTACTGCACCTCCAGTATGTTCATCTGATTTCCACCCATATCCTGATGCACCTTTTACATTAATTTTTACTTCCCAATACCACTTACCAGAATCTACTCCAAAAGATTGTCGACCTAAACATTGGTTATAAGCACCAGTACCAGGAATAACCACTTTTAAATTACCTTCAGTTAAAGTAAAGCTACCAGAATTGCTACCACCCATATTATTAAAGTTTTGAGTAGGACTATCCGTAGTTTGGTCAGTAGAGGCAAGGTTCTGGGCAGTCCAGTCATTTGTCCCTCCACCAGTATCATCTCCGAGAGAACTTGAATCTTGAAATTTTAATCTACATCCGTTACTTCCATAAGTAATACCTGTTAATGCTTTTGGAATCCATCTTCCAGTTGATGTATCAGTAACTCCAAAAGTTGATACTGCCAACTGACTTCCATCTATATAATTAAATTCGGCAATATACCCATCCCAAAAAGCACTAGTGGTTCCAGTTGTTACCTGACCACCTATGAAGTGACCAACATCATCTCCAATATACATATCTCCAGAAATACTTGACCTATTGTCAGTTGCAAAGCTAGTTTGTTGAACACCATCTATATATAATTTTACTTTATCCGTACCACTTCCACCAGTATTGACAGCAAGGCAGATATGATACCATTTACCTGCATCCTCAAAGGTTCTATTAGTTTTAATATAAGTAGTTCCACCAGAATAAAACACCAAAGTATTTGTATCAAAATATAAACTTGTAGTTGTACTTGCGTTCCAAGAATCAGCAGATGTACTTGCTCCAAATATATATCCGTAAGTTGTTTGAAGTGATGGTTTAATCCAACAAGACATTGTAAAAGCAGTTTTAGTTCCTTCACTTCCATAAGTTTTGGTTAATGCTGCAGTATCAGGTTTGTTGAAAATGCAACTATTGTCTACAGTACCATTATCCGTAAAAGGAACAAAAGTTCCAACCTTTTGACCTCCTCCGTTGCCTTCGTAGATTATTGGGAAAAATTGAGATTTTCCGTTTGGTATTGTTGGTGCTGCCATATTAACTCCCTACATTCTTTGTACAGTTTGCTAAAAATCCACTTGGTACTGAATACTTAAAGTTACCTACTCCATTACCATCATAAATAATATTAAAGAACTGTTCTTTGCTATTTATTATACTTGGATTTCCCATTAAAATTCATCTCCTATATTTGCTGTATTGATTGGCACATAACCAGTAGGTGGTGCATAATTAAAATTACTGTTAGTTAATGATGTTTGTGCTCCATTAAAAAAATTGTATGTGCTTGTATTATTATATTGACTGTAGCCTGGTGCTATTGTTGAGCTTTTATCAAAAGTTGCAACATGAGCTCCAGAGTTTAAAGCTGAACCATTTTGATAAATATATAACTTTCCTGTAGATGCATCATAGGCAAAACCATAATAATTACTAGCTACAAAGCCACCAAATGTAAATGAGTTTGCTGTCCAACCAGTTCCAGCATAAACACTTCCTGTACCTATTTTATATCCTATGCCATATCCTCTACCACTATTGACTGTGCTACTTTCTGTATTTGTTCCATCTTCTAAATCACAAAACCCAATTATATCTACATCACCAGAAGCTGTTGAACTTGGAACTTGCCATTCAAAATAATATTTTCCAGTTGCTGAAGGTGGAATACCTAATGTGGATTTTACTGTTTTATGTGCAGTTGTTTGACTTGTTGCATTAGATTCCATGTTTCCATTTTTATAGGTTATTAATCTATTAGCTAAAGGATTCATAGTACAAAAATTATTTGTAGGTGAGTCAAGAAATTGGTCATGAGTAGCAAGACCTGATGTGCTCCAGTCATTCCCATTTCCAGATTCATCATCTCCCAAATCTCCACTATCTCTACCATCAACCCAAAATCCATTAGTGGAAAAAGTCAATCCTGACACATCTTTAGGTCGCCATATTCCATCATCTGATAATTCTCCAAAAGAACTTGGTGTTAATGCCTGATTATCTATAAGTACCATTTCAGCCAAATAGCCATTAAAATCCCCAGTTCCTAAAGAATGAGCAAGACAACCTATTGCAGCAGTTGTCGCATCTCCATATCCAGCAAAATCAGTATCAGCACTTGGTTGAGTTCCTGTCATTGCAACTCTTTCTCCATTTACAAAGAAACGTGAATAATCAGAAGAAATATCATTTGTGCAATCAGCTGTCCATACACAATGATACCAAGCTGAATTATCTCTGAACTTCATAGTTGTTGTCATAGTCTTTTCAGTAGTACCATTAGTTAATCTAAAGGTTAATTGTTGAGCAGTATTAAATCTTAAAAGCCATCTTGAACTTGCACCACCTGATATAACAACCATTTCATCATCAACTACCCCAAGTTTCATCCACCAGGAAAAAGTAAATTTCTGTTTACTGGCAGCAGTATCTTGTGTTCTTGACATATAAGCTGAATCACTTGGATTAAATCTAATTGATTGGTCTATAGAATAACCACTACTACCACTTTGAGAAGCTGCACCCATTAATAAATTATTTTGAAATAATGCCATTATGATGTACTCACATTTAAAGTTGCTATTGCATGTACAGCAGTTGATGAATAAACAATGTAATCAAGTCTGTCTGTTATTCCTGCTGTTGTGGTTAAAGTTGGTGCAGTACCTCCTGCAAATTTATAGTTTGCACCAAATGATAAAGTTCTACTTCCAGTTCCGTCTTGAATAAAAAAGAAACTTCCTGTTTGTCCTGGAACACAATTACTTGGATTACCTAATGCACGATTACCACCTAACTGTACTGCAAAATTTTGAGAATTATTAAAGTCAACATTAATAGTTGCACCATCTGTTAAACTTACTATGTCAGCTACTGCTGCACCATCCATTCTTATTCTTTTTCCAAGAGTTGCAGTTGTATTTGCACCCAATGCACTAACATAAACTGATTGAGCAGACACAGTACCTGTAATTGTACCACCTGCTTTAGGTAATTGATTACCTATACTTGTTGCTAATGCTGCTGAAGTTGCTGCAATTCTTGCAAGATTAACTGAAGTTAAAACTGATACTGCTGCAATGTTAGTATTTGAATTTCCTATGGAAGTTGCCATAGTTGATGAAACATTTGCAATACTTGTTGCAAGAGTTGATGAAACATTACCTACAACTGTATTAATTGAAGTAATTGCATCTAAATTAGTTTTAGTTAATACGGAAACTGCACCTATTACAGTATTACTATTGCCAATACTTGTCGCTAAAGCTGCTGAAGTAGTAGCTAATGCAGTGTTTGTGTTACCAATACTTGTTGCAAGTGCAGAAGAGACTGTTGCAAGTTCAGCACTTGTTGCATAATTTCCACCATCACCTATAATTGAGTTAATTGAAGTAATTGCTGCTACATTTGTAGCTATACTTGCCTTATTTACTGACGTTAATACTGAAACTGCACCTATTACTGTATTTGCAGACGTAATTGCTGCTACATTTGTTGCAATATCTACTTTATTTACTGAAGTTAAAGCTGAAACTGCAGCAATAACTGTATTTGCAGACGTTATAGAGTCTAAATTAGTTTTTGTTAGTGCTGAAACTGCAGCTATGTCTGAAGCAGAAGGGATTGCTGACCCTCCTATGTAGATAGCTGTAGCTGCGTACACGTTTGCTGCTGATACATTACCTGTAAAGACTGCTGAAGTACCACTTACTGGTACTGAAAAAGTTATTGCTCCTTGTGGAACAACTAAACCTGTTGAAACTGAAACTGTTCCAAAAGATTGATTAGGATTAACATTTAATGTACCACTAACTGTAATAGTTGTTGCTGATGCACCATTAACAGTTGCTGCAAGACCTGTTCCAGGTTTAATAGCTTGTACTGTACCACCTTCAGCAGAAGGAACATTTGTTAATTGTGAACCATCTCCTGCAAAACCTGATGCTGAAACTACTCCTGTAAATGTACCTGTTGCTGCGTCAATAACTGATGCTGCAATAGATGTAGCTGTAAAGTCTTTTATTTCACCTGAAGCTAAACTAACTGAACCACCTGTAATTGAAACTGAAGGTGATTTTAAAACTGCTGTACTTACTGTAGCTGCTCTTATATCTGCTGCACTTACAATTGAAGAATGAATAGTTTTTGCTACAGTTATTGTTGTAGCTGAAACTGCTGAAGCACCAAAGCTTTGAATATTCGAAATTGTACTTGTTAAGGCAATACCTGTATTACTTGCAACACCATCTGCATTTGATAATGTAATACCATTACCTTCAGAAAAAGTTCTTTTATAAACATTAGTTCCTGATACAACTACATAACCTTGACTACCTGCAATATCTGCAGTTGCATTTAAAGATGAAACAGTTGCAGTTAAGTTTACACCACCTATTGCAAAAGTACCATTAACATTTAATGTAGAGTTTGAAAGTTGTAAAGGTGAATTAGTATTATCACCTGACTGAATAGTCTGTAGGGATGAAGTTATTCCTTCATTATCTGAAGCATTAACTTGTAGAAGTCTTTTATATGTATTCGATATTTTTGTTCCAGTTAAATCAGGCATCTGTATTACTCACTATATTCCAAAAGTTTGTTGTTGCTTCCCAATTTGTAGTCTGACGTTCCCAACTGGTAAATGCTTCACTACGTGTAGGTCTTGGGTCTCTAATAGATGGGTCTTCTTTTAAATTAGGTGCTTTATTCTGTGGATGATTTTTTTCATCATAAGCACCATCAAAATCAGTAGGACAAACAATTAAACCATAGCTATTTTTCTGCATAACTCTATGTGGATAAACAAATCCACATGTATCACAAACTGCTAATGTTCTTTTTCCTGTTGCCATCTACCACCTATAATTGTTTTAAAGGTATGGGGTATCCTTGATTATCTAATATAAGTTCACCTTCGACTTGCCCTACCATTCTTTTTTTACCTGTCTCTGTTGAATATAATACAGGTTTTACTTCCTTACCTTTATACATTCTTTTTTTATTTTCAGAAACTAATCCTTTACTTTTTTTATATACCATTCCTAATATATATTTGTATATCTAGGAGTAACATATAATGATGCACGTTCTTTATCTTCAGTCATGGCAAATGAAAGTCTTTCTTCATATTCCTGTTTTAAAAACTTTGCCCTTGCCTCACTTATACCTGGTCTTTTAAGCGACATATAATAAGCTAGACCAACTGTTAATGCAGGTAAAAATCTTCTTGGCATCTCTGCAGTTTGTATTGCTGATTTATCTACATCCTGCATATAGTCAATCTTTTCAATTTTTAATTTATCATTATTATTATCTGATAATGCCCACATATATAACTCGACATTATTTGCTAATCTTTTAATTGCATACTGAGAAGGTCTACCAGTCTGTCCTTTGTTAGGAAGTTTCAACCATTCTTCATAAGATATACGAGTTAAATTTAAATCTGTATTGTCTCTATTAACTACAACTTGCATAACGTCACTTACATGACTACCTAAACTTACTGCAGTTGTACTTGCAGCAACACTAACAATAGTTGTATTAGTTGTCCATAAACAAATACCTCTATTCTGCCAGTCACTTAAAATTAAATTAATAGACCTTCTTGAACTTCTAGGTTCTTCACCAAGAGTTACTTCACCACCAATCATCTCAGTAGCTTCCTGAATGACATCACCTATCTCTAAATTAAAGTCATATGTGCCTGAAGGATTATAAGCCATTTATTTATATCCTTTACCAAATCCTCTTAATGCAGCTCCAGCTCCTTTAGGTGAACCTACTCTACCACCAGTAAATAATTTTTTTGGTTTAGGAATTGTTTTACCTTTTAATAATCTTATTGGTTTTTTTTCTTGCATAGCTTTAACCATACTCTTTGCCTTTGAAGGACTAATTTTTTTTCCTAACATATCAGTTAATTGTTCAGCTATGTCTTCATATTGGTCAGGTAATACATTATTGTTATAAAAAACTTTTTTATCAGCATTAACCACTCTACTATTATTGTAATCTTCTACAGGAGCAATTTCAACCTTACTTTTACCTTTTTCTCTAAACTTTGATTTAACTTTAAATTGTTTACCTGAATTTTGATTTAATGCAAAATAATCATCAACTTTAATATTTTTTAAAGATTTATCAGGTAGAGCATCTTTACCTGTCATTTTTGGCATTGATTTTAATAAGCTTCTAACACCTTTAGTTAATATTGTCATTTATTTACTCCTTTGTTTAATTTTTTCTTGCAGCACCATATCCACGATAGCTACGATTGTTTTTAGAAGTTGGTCTTTTATCAACTTCTTCATAACCTAAATCATCAAGTCTACCACCAACAGATTTTCTTATAACAATATCTTTAGCTTGTTTAGAAGGATAAAGATTATCTGCACTTCTAGCTATATTATCCATAACCATTTTTGCTCTAGTTTTAATTTTATCTAACCTTGATGTAGGTCTGTCACTTTCTTTACTTTTATCAACAATTGAAGGTCCAGATGTTTTTACTACTCCAGGTCTATTACCAGGAACTGGTTTTCTAAATTTTTCTTTTTCAATTTCTGAAATTTTAGATGAAGTTTTTATTGATTTATCTTTTACTGGAAAAGTAGTTTGTCTTACTCTTTTTTTTCTTTCTTCTTGTATTTTTGTTGGTCCTGAAGTTTTAAACTCTCCAATATTTTTTAATAAACTTTTTCTTTGTTGTCTTTTTTCTTCAATTTTATTAGACTTATTTTTTGTTTTTATTTCACCAATATTTCCTTTTACAGGTTCTTTAACTCTCGTTGCTCTTCCTGTTCTTGAAGCAGCAACACTTTTCTCTGTAATACTTGGTACAATAGGTTTGTTACCTTTTGATTTGTCTGAAGATTGTTTTAACCTGCGAGAAGTCATAGGCTCTGTTGCCTGAAATCCAGTTTTTGTTGTGGGAGTTTGTTGTTTACGTTTTTGTTCAATTCTACCACTTTCTTTAGACGACTCTCCTTTACCTTTTTTCATTATTGTAGATGTTTGGTTTTTTACCTTAACATTTTTATCAGACATTATTTTACTTTTAGTTTTTCTTCCTTTGGCTTTTTCTTTTAAATTTAGCATTTTATCTACTACTTTTTCCTTGTTTAAATTTTTTTATACGTTTACGACCAGGTTTCATTATCTGTTGTGGTATTGAACTTCTACTGATTGCCATTAATTACTCCCATCTACGACTGTATCATCTGCTCCTGCAGGACTTGCAGGTCTTGTCATATCGTCTCTTCTAAATCTTCTGGCTCTGTTTCTAACAACTGCAATTGCTGATTGATAGTTTTGTTCCATAGCTGGTATAACTTGAAAGTTTTTCATAAAGATATACGACTCAACTAAACAAGCATTAAACAATGCGTTATAACAAAACCCAGTAAAATAATTAGTAGGTGAAGCTGACGTTAAAGTTGTTGGTCTTGTTACGTGTACTATCTCACCATTACTTGTTGATGAAGGTGTAGGTGCTACCATTATGGTTGTATTATCTTTATGTGCATAATACTTTGGTTCACCTGTTGAGGCAGAAACATTCCAGTAATCTCTTAAATATTCATCAGTCTTTACTAGAATACTTGTTCTCTTACCATTAACAACAACATTAAAGTTTTTTAAAATTCTTGTTCCTGTTGGTAAAGTAACTATGTTGTTTCCTTGAGAAACTGCTACTGAAGTATAGGTTACTAAACCATAATCATCTAATTCATCTGTTAATCTTTCCTCTGCTCTATTAACAATATTAGGTAACTGATTTAAAAATTCAGTTGAATCATTTTCTGTTGTGTTAATTATATCTGTTGTTAATGTTGTATAATCTGCCACTTAACATCCCCAAAATTATCCGTAATAAATTGTTGCATAAACACTAGGTGTAACACTTACTGTAACATCATCTTCACATCTAATACCTTCATCTGCTAAATAAGTATCAAGTGTCCCATTTGCTGGTAATACAATTTTAATTCTTGAAGTAGTACCATTTTTAATTTCAAAAGCACCTACTACATTTTTAATATTAGCAACATTAAAACCTCTTATTCTTGTACCAAATGAACGAACAGTAGACGTTGCTGCTGCTGTAGTAATAGCTGAATATTCTATTGCTGTTAAATTAGTCATTCTTATTATTCCTTATATATAATATAAAGGGTCTCAAAAGAGACCCTTTATAAGTTATTGTTTAGCTTCCTGCTGAACCATAGAAACCTCTCCAATCAGAAACACCAAAAGAATATCTTTCTCTTGCTTTAAATCGAATGTTTCCTGTATCGAAATCAGGTTCCATTTTAGTTTGTAGAGGAACTCTAACAAACATTTTAGTACCATTAGGAACGTCAGTTTTAATGAAGTAATCGTTGGAATTTGTAAATCTTCTGTTTACAAAATATCCATCAGGAACTACTCCCATATTTCTGATTGCATTAATGTCGTTGTTTGCAGACCCTACTTTACCTGGAGAAGCTAAAAGCTTATCTGCAGTAAATTTCAAGTCAGATGGAATATGTAAAGACTTAGCTTGTGCACCCACTAGGATGTCTCTGTCATCTTTAGTTCCATCAATCGAAATTAATGCTGTTTCTAAAGCTGCTTCAGCTAAATCTGAAGCTGCTAACAAGTTACTTTGGTCACCTGCTGTAGTTGTTGGGTGGTTAGAAGCAAAAAATGCTTTACCATCACCAATAGCATAATCACCTGCTGCAAATCCATTATTGAATATAGCAGCACCTTTAACTTGCTTAGTGTTTGCCATAGCACGAGCTAATGCACGAGCACGAACTTTTGAAAAAGTATCGTACAAGTTGTCTTCCATTGCTTCCTCAGTAACTGCGAAAGCTAAAGCAACTGTTTCGTGATTATATCTAGCTGTGTATGATTCTTGTGCGTTATCAAAAGATACTGCAGCACCCTCAGACTTTGTTGGTGCAGTAGCAAATCCTGTGAAAAGCACTTCCTCTTCAAATGCTCTATCTGAATTTTCAATTTCAAATAAAGATTTGTGTTCGTCATTAACATCTCCATACTCAATACCAAAAACAGCATTAAGACCTGGAAGAAGTTGTTTTGCAATACTTGCTCTATTTATAGCCATATTATCCTTCCCTTTCTATTTATGCTGCTGATACTCTTGTAAGAGCATGTTGAACTATCTTTACTTCTAGCTTTGGAAAAGCTCCATCAGTAGCTGATAGACCATTTCCTGGCTCAGTAATAACTGCAATTGGTCTTACAGCTAAATGAGTAGTTGCTCTACTCGCAGCTTTAATTCCAAAACCTGAATTACTCGTTACAGTATCACCTGTACCTAAAGTAACAGCAAAGTTCATTCCGTTAATATCACCTGCAGTAACTGAAGCATCGGCTTGCATCATGAATGTAGCATTTGGGTCATCAACCACAAATCCTTTTGGTACACCAATTTTGCTTGAGACAGCTGCAGGAAAGTGTCTAGACCAAGTAGGTTGTCCTGAAGTTGGGTCAGTATATTCACACCCAACAAAGACACCTATTGGATAGTCTGTAGTCGTAGTAATAGGTGTAATAAACCCACTAGCTATCTTTACAGCATCCCCAAAGAAAATATTTGCTGATGTTCCATTTGCTATATCATATGAAGATTGTCCACTTGAATTAGCATTTGAACCAACTTTTCTTAGAGGAATTAAACCAAAGAGTGCTTTACTTGAACTCATTGTTTTTTCTCCTTAAAATAGATTATTAATATATATTACAAGCTATCTTTGAAAACGTGGTTCTCGACCTCTTGTAACTGTTGATTTACTTGAGTTCGTTATTGGCATTTTAGAATCAGATTGAGCACGTAAGTTAGCATCTAAAGCTTCCTCTTGTGATTTATGTTTATCCTGATAGTATTTTTGCCTTGCCATGACTCTTTCTGTTGACATCTTTGCCAGTGCTACGTCTCCCATGGAAACTACACCTTTATATTTGCCTTCTCCTTTTACGATTGAGGTAGAAGATAATTCAGGAACTTCTTCAGGTGTAACAAAAATCCAACCTTCTCGTTGTTTTTTCCCTACATTTTTATAATCATCTTCTCCACTTAAAGTAATCCTAATCCATCTTAATGCCATTCCCTGACTTTCAAATTTATTTTTTACATTATCAGGAATTGATAAATAGTTTTGGTCTTCAAATGAAGATGTTTCTTTTATTGAAGTAGCTTCTCGTGTTTCTTCAGTACGTTTTATTTTATTTATAGTCATGTTATGAACTCCTACGCATTGTTGTTATTGTTGAATACTCTTCAGAATCACCTACTCGTGATTTTTCTTGAGCATATCTATCAAGTGGTATATTCCATTTCTGAGCTAATCTAACATCTTCTTGTGTCAGTTTAACCTTCTTGGAAGCAGGAGTGCGAGACGTTCCTGCTACTACTTGAGAAGGACTTGACGTGCCCTTCTGACGAACTTTTTGAGTTGACTCAGCTTTTTCAAACTTAGTTGGAAATGTTTCTTTTAACCTACTATCTACTTCAGTATAAAAATCATTATCTGCTGGGTCGAAACCTTCTTCTTTTAACTGAGCATCTAAAGCTAATGCTGCTGCAGTCATCATTTTATCTTGACCAAACCACTCATTCTTTTCTGCCCATTCAACTGCTTTAGGGTCATACTGTGGTTGTTGTGGTACTGCCTGTTGTTGTGATTGTACAGGTTGTTGTTTAACTGCGTTCTGGTAATTCTCGTAATCTCTTTCAAAACTTACCTTATTTGTTTTAACATTATTTAAATTAATTTGTGCTTCATTCAAAGCTTCTTGTGCTTTTAATAATTGATTCTTGTCATCTTTTTCAAAAGCATCTAAGTAGTTTTGTTTAGCAAGATTCAGTTGATTTTCCAAACCTTTTTCCTGAGACTCAATACTTGTTTTAGTTAAATCAAATTGATTTGTTTGATTTGCTGTTAATCTTTTTTCAAGTTCTTGTTTATCAGATAAAAGTCTAGCAACTTCTTCTTCCTTTTCTTTTCTTTGACGAACTAATTGACGTATTCTTTTTTGTGCTCTTTTGGATTCTATTCCTTCAGCTTCGTCAGTTTGTTCTTCAGGTTGAGTTTCTTCTTCAGGTTTTTCCTTTTTAGTTTCTTCAACTACAGCTTCAACTTTTTCTTCTTGTTTAGTTTCAACTACAGGTTCAACCTTAACTTCTTCAGAAGAGTTTTCAACCTCAAAGTCTACTTTATCTTCTTTGGTCTCAGGTTTAGAGGTATCAATATTACCCCATTCTTCTGAGTCTTTTTTTACTGCATCATCTGCCATGTTATCTCCTACGTTGTTGCGAACCAATCGATTACGCAAAGTTATAATATTATATAATACTATAGTTTAACATAGCATACAAGTATTTATTTTACTTTTTAGAAGGACAAGGTCTTTTACCTTTTTTCATTTTCTTAGGTCTTCCTCGTTTACTTCCATAAGTTCCTGGACCATATGGCATAATTTTTATCCTTTTTTAATAATGATTCATTAATAGATATATTTCAAAAGCTACAAATGATACTCCAAATATTAAAGCAAATGTCCAAATAATAATACTCTTTCTACGTTTTTTTGCAGCTATTTGTTGCCTTAAAAAATCTGTTTGTCTCTTACGTTCAACTGCAATTTCTTTTTGAAGTCTTTCCCATTGACCAGCAGACCCATATAATAAAAACATACTTCGCATTTCATCACGAAGTCTATTAGCTTCTTCTTTTCTAAAATGTGCATCAATTGCATTTTGCTCAGCACCAGTTAGCTTACCAAATAATTTAGAAACAACTCCAGGTTTTTCTGAAGTTATAACTTGTAAACCTGCTTCTGCCTTTGCCCATTTTGCAACTGAACTTGACATAGTAGATAAATCTTTTCCAGTTTTTATAGCACTTGATATTGCCTCTGTAGCTCCCTTCAAAGCTGCAAAAGCTGTAAATGGGTCAATCATTATCCTTATCCTTACCTTAGACCTCAGTTATAGTAGGTCTTGTTTTAGTCTTATTTTTTTCGTCAATAATAACTTTTAACTCAGGTAATGAAACTTTCCATAAAACAATCATGGTTTTTATTAAACAACCTTTATGTTTAAACCAAGTCCATATACTTAAATTTGTAAATTTTTCCTTTATACTTTTACATAAACAAATCATATTTTCCCCTTTCTATTAATTATTGTATAATCCCATCTATTATCAGATAAGTCTTTTAATCGTTTAGTATTTTTTGTTACTTTAAATTTAATATTAGTAAATAAAATTAAGTCTTTAGGGAACTGCATTTTATTTCCATATTATTAATTTGATAAATTATAAGTTGTATCTAAATGTTTAGGGTCTTCAACCTTCATCATTATTTGGTCATCAAATAATAATAAAAGTTTTAAACCTTTATAAATAAATTTTTGTCCTTCATGTTTTCCATAGCTTACATAATCTCCAACCTCACACCAGTTTCCATTAGGAAATTTATCTTTATCTTTATAAGCTAAATCACCTATAGATAAAACTTTTCCTACAGTTGTAAGATAAGATATATCTTCTTTAACTGAATCAGGTAACATGATACCACCTTTAGTTTGATTTCTTATCGAAACAGGGCGAACCAACACATGATACCCAGGCAAAACAGGTAACACTTTTGGGTCAGGAGTTTCTTCGTTATTAAGCCATACATCATTTTTTACTGCCTTTTGCATTTTAATCGTCTGCATCTTCATCTCCATCAATCATTTTTTTATATATATTTTTTATAACCATCTTACTTTTATTCAATCCATCAATTGAACCTGTTAGATGTTTATAGTGAGAATAGTCTTGACAAATACCATCCCCCAATGATTCTTGGATTTGTGCAATTTCATTCGTTATTTCCTTCTCAATTTCAGAAATAATTTTATGTATCATAATTATTTTTTAATTTTATATGTACTATCAGGTTGCCATTCATTTAGGACACCCTTTTTTACTCTGACTGAATAATCCGTGCTTGGCATCTTTGACCAGTCACCAAAACCTTTTTTATTCTTAGGACCTTTTATAATTTCACTCATTAGTTTTCTCCTTTCGTTTCTTCTTTGAGTTCTTCCTTGGCTAAGTCACCAAGAGTTTTAATAGTCTGAGTTGCAATTTTAGTTTGTCTATCCTTCGTACCCTCACTTTGTTTTAATATTGTAGCAGCACCATCTTTTATGGCTTTGATACCTTGGTCTTCTTCTTTTAAAGTAAGTTCACGTTGTTTAACAGCTAAACTTGCAGCTTCTTGTAGTGCGTCAAGACCTAATTTTTCTTTCTCAATATCAAGTCTCTTTTTCTCAAGCTCAACCATTTGTTGTTCAGGTGATTGTTGTACACCCATATTTTGATTAGCTTGGGAAATCTGTTGAGCAGCTTGTGCCTGAACTTGTTGTAATGTTGCAGGGTCAGTTGCTACTCCTGATACCATACCATTAATTTGTTCTTGGTATCTCATAATCATATGTTCTTTTATATTTGCTTCAAGAACTGGTTTTACTTTTTCCATAATTGGACTTCCACCATTCATTGGGTCAGTTAAAAAAGAAGACTTAACTGTTACATGTGCCATATGGTCTTGACCTGGAAATGCTCCTATAGGCATCCCTTTAACTGCTGCCTGTATATCTGACACAGGGTCAAGTGGTTGTGGTTTCACTTGGGGTGGTAATATGTTATCTAAGTTTGGCATATTTGCAGCTTGTAATATTGTTCTATGCAATGCCTGTATATTATAAGTTCCTGGTGGTGCTTGACTGGCTAACTGAAGAGCCAACTGTGAAAGCATTAATCTATGAGCACTTGAAGGTATGTTAGGGTCACTAACAGGTATTACATCTACCCTACCATCAAAGTCCGTTTTTAATATGGTTGGACTTGCACCAGGAACCTCATAAGGATATGCGTCAGGTAATGACTCAAAATTTATCCTTGCTAATATTTTAAATTCTTCTTTTTGTGAATTATGTAATCGTTTATGTATTGCACTAAAAAATTTACTTGAAGCTTCTAGTAATGCCATAGTAGTTCCAACTGGTCCATAGTTAGTTGAATCACTTATAACTTTTTCAGTAGAGTCAGCAAACTTTTGTCCTGCTCCTGAAATAAAACCTAACATTTGAAATAATGTTTGAGAAGGTTCTTTATAAGGTAGAGGAACAATTGCTCTATTTAAATCTACACCTGTAGCTTCTACATCTCTAAACTCACCTGGAGATAAAGGTTCATTATCACCAACAACCTTTACACCTTTAGCTTTAAATCCTGCAGGTAATGTTGCAAACTGACCAGAGTCAACTAAGTTTCTCATAGCTGCAGTTGCAGTCATTGTAAGATTACCTAGGAAATGTATTAAACCTAAACCATAAAAACCAAAACCTGGAACAAACTTATAATGAGTAAAGAACATTTTCTTTTGTTTGGTAGGGTCATCTTCATCATAGTTTCTTCTAATAGATAAAACTTTTTGTGAACTCTCTTCAATAGTAACAATATAAGGTAATGCTACTCCGTCACCATCTCCATAAGGTTCAGGTAAATTTAAATAACAATGTTGTTCTAATAAAATATATTGTGGGTCTGAATCAGTAGGAATTGCAGTTCCCATTATTTCGTCAACTTTCATTGACATTGAAGTTTGTTCAATTGATTGTGCTTCAGGTAATTCTACATCTTCATAAACTCCTGCAGCTATTTCTCTTGCTAAATCATTTGGATTACGTAATATAACATGAGTATATCTATCTGCCTTCATTAAATCTGAAGCATGATAAGACACATAAAATTGGTCAATAGGAACAAACTCTGAACAAGGTCTGTCCATTGCTCCATCATAATAAATCTTTTTAAATGCTGAACCTATAATTGGTAAATGAAACAACATTCTTTCAAACTCATGAAAGTATTCAGGCATCATATCAGTTAACTGATAATTCATAAATTGTTTTACACGAGATGCTTGTTGTTGTTTTTGTTCAGATTCAGTTCCCATTACTTGAGCCATAACTGGTCCACCTGGTGGAAATAATTCTTGAGAAGCTTTTGATTGAAACTTTACTGCTGACTCAATTAAGAGTGGGTGAACTGCAGTACATGCACCTTCAAATGGTTGAGTAGTTTCTTTTAGTTTTAAACCTAATAAGTCAAAACCTCTTTCAAAAGTTTGTTCCCATTCATGTCGTGATTCTTTATCTGATTCATATTTTTGATATACTTCAGAACCTATCTCTTGAAGTAAGGCATCTTCTAACATTGGAGCTAGGTTATCATAATGACCACCTACCATTTCTTCGTCAGGCATAATTGCAGGTTTCCCTGTTAAATCAACCATAGCTGAACCATCTTCCATCATTGCAATACTTTCATCAGGAAGAATTTGGTCAGACATAGTTTCTATATCTACTTCTTCTCCAGGAGTTGAAGCCTCTAGTATATCTTCATCTATTTTATTAAATGGATTCTTTTCAGTTGGCATTATATAGTCCTTTGTGTGTTATAATTATAATTATTTCTTTGAATCATTCCTCCTGCTTTCATATTTACTATTCTATCGTAAACAACATGTTCTTTACCTCTAACTGATATTGTTCCAACAGGTTCTCCTAATTCTACAAAACCTTTCATTGTTGGTCTTAGTCTGGGTTCTGATTTAGACTCAGCATATCTTGATAAATTTACACCTTTAGGAAAATCAGCTTTTAATGCATAATAATGTTTACCTTTATTCTCAACAGAAACTAAAGTTGGAACTTCCTCAAAACCTTTTGGAGCATCTATCCATTTCCATCCTGCTTTCTTTTTAAATAAATTTGTTTTTATTTTTGTTGCTCCTTTAACATCAGGACTTCCAACAATATCAGCTTCAATAGGACTAGCTTTAAAATTTGGTTTTCCATCTTCACTAATAGATATAGTTGCATCTTTTAAATTTTTATTAGTTAAAGATTCTTTTGTTACAGGGTTTAAATATTTTCCTCCTTTTTCATATTCTACATCTTTTAAAAAAGGTTTAAAATCTTTACCTGTTCTATCTAACATTCTTTGAGGAACTGGAAAAACATTAATTCTTTCAGCTACAGATTCTAAACCTTTATTAGCAGGAGTAGTTGTTATACCTCTAGTCGTAGGAATAGCTTTAGCTGATTGTAACTTTAATAAATTAAATAATCCTCTGGGTAACATAATTTTCTTTCACAGTTATATATTATATTCTATTATATACTTAAACTTTCCAATATGCAACCCTTTTTTTTCTTTCATGACCTTCTTCATAATCAGGGTCATCAGGGTGAACTAGATTCCATGATTCTTTCATATAGTGTATTGCCATAGTCATTGCGTCAACTTGGTCATCATGTCTACCATTTGGAAATGTGATAGCTTCACTAAATAAATCATCACTCCACTCATGTCCTTTAGGAATCCAAACTCTTCCAGATTCCATTAATGGTGTAGCTGCGTAGACTCTTGCAGTCTTATCCCTATCAGGAATATAATCTAAGACTGGTAAACCTGCTCTACGCATGTCCTGTATCAGAGATTGACCACTTGCTTTCTTCTCTATAATACATACATCAGGTTTATGATACTCATATAATTCTTGTGCTTTAGCTCTTAATTCAGGATAATCAAATCTACCTTTTTCATTTCCTAATAAAATTAAATTTGAAACCCAAGTTTCTCTTCCTGTAGAATCAGTTTCCATATGTTGAAAGATACCCCAGGTTTGAATAACACTAAAATCAGCAGTTGTTTTTGTTGAAAAAGCAGTATCATATGTTTGTATTATATAGTCACATGCAGGTGGTTCATCATAGTCCCACCATTGAAACCACTTCTTTTTAATAATACCACCACTGTCTGGTACAGGATTCTGCATATAAAGAGACTCCCAATACCTTAAACCATTACTTGCCTTTATTTCTTCTTCATCTGTTTTTAAAATTTTACTAGGTTTCCATTCAGGAAAATAGGAAGACCCTACAGGTAAATCCAGTAACTTACTTGAATCTTCGTCTATCCATGCAGGGATTTTTATTACTTCCCATTTATTCTCTAATTTTATTTGTGATTCCTGTCTTAATAACCAACCACATAAATCATCTTCATGATAACGTGTATTAATAATTACAATTGAACCATTAGGCATAATACGTGTACGTAAACCTGAAGGGTACCATTCCTTTACATATCTTCTACCTGTTTCACTAAAGGAGTCCTCTTCAGACATTACGTCATCTAGTATTGCAATATGTGCACCACGACCTGCTATTTGACTTCTAACACCTGCTGCATAATATGAACCACCTTGATTTGTTTTCCATTTTCCTGCTGCTCTAACATCACTACGTAATTGTACTTGTGGAAAGACAGTATTAAATAAATCATGATTTACTAAATCTCTTACTGACCTACCAAAATCTGAAGCTAGTTGGTCAGAGTGAGAAACAGTTAGTATCTCATGTTGTGGGTGTCGCCCTACGTACCATGCAGGAAATAACTTTGAACATATAACTGATTTAGATGAACGAGGAGGAAGAAAGACCATAAGTCTTTTTATTTCTCCATTCTCAACTTTTTTTAACCTATCTGCAATTACATGAATATGTTTACCCATAATCCAATCAGGAACTAATGTAGGTGCAAACATAGCTATAAAATGTAGAAAGCTATCTTTAGATTGTTGTACTGCTCTTTGAAAATATAATTCTCTAAGCTTTATTAAATTCTCACTTGTCTGTAACATAATCTTTACTACTACCCCATGCAACTACAGGGGACTTATATTCTTTTGGTTTTACTTTTCTTCTAAAATCTACAGAAATAAACCAATAAGTATTTTCATTAATTATTCTTATCGCCAATCTGTTTCCTCGTCATCATCATCATCCCAATCATCTTCTTCTTTAATTGGTACGACAGGTTTAGGCATAGGTCTAGGAAGTATTGGTTCAACATGTTCTTTGTACCATGTCGCTGGACAACCTTTACAAAATGTATTCCAGGTTGCCATACTACAAACGTACATAACCCAACTAAATAATAATACTATACATATATAGTAAAAATATAAAAGAGTTTTATTTATTAGTTTGTTCAAGCTTGACAACATTTTCGTAATGTTTAATTTCACGTTCTAATTCCTCTGGAGATTTTGTTGTAATGTCCTGTTTAATTTCTTTTCTTTCAATTAACATACCTAAATGTTTACCTATAAACTCCATTGCTCTATTAGAGTTAGTTAAATCATTTTCTGCCATACCTCTATCATAAACTTTCATAAACTTCTTTACAACTTCATTTATATTAAGTCCTACATCTTTCATTGCGTCAAGTCTTATCTGATTACATCTTTCTTCAACTTTATCATTCTTTAATAATCGTTTAGCTTCAGCACGAGTCTTTGCATCATTATGTAAATCTTTATAACCTGCTGAACGATACGCAGTTAATACGTCACCTGTAGCTGTGTACTCTAAACAAAACTTTTCCTGCATAGGGGACAATCCACTAGGCAATGTATTCTTTGCAAAGTTATGGTATTTATGCTGTGCGTTCTCTAACATCTTTACCTTTTGTCCTTCAGGTAACTTCTTAGCTTTCTTTTCAGTCATCTTGAGTCTCCTTTCCTCAATTCTACGCATGTACTCACGTCTCATCTCAATCAAATCTCTACCTGCGTTACGTTTCTTACGAGTCGCTGCAGTTTCCTTAATCAAATCCCTGAGACCTGAATCGTCTAGGTGAGCATAAAGCAAATGTTTGGGTTCTTTATATTTCATTATTGTATTATACACTATAATGAATTTAAAAAAAAGTTAAAAAATAACTTGTCAGTTAGACAAAAGTATGATATACTTCTAACTATGTTAGCCAGGGTTAAAGGTATATATCATAGCTGACAAATAAATCAAACAAACACATAACTATATAGTTCTATTGCACATCTCGTGTATGGTTGTGTACATCTATTTTGAGGACTCCCCAATCAAATTTTAAAGAAACTCCCCAACTGTCAAAAGATTGACACCAAAGTCTATTTTCTCAGTAATTTTGTGGGGGTACCCCTTTTTTATATTACACGCACCCCCCCTGTTTTTTTCCCTCCCCCTACCTCTTTTTTGTCTGTTGTAAAAATACAACAAGCTAGATGATAATAATTATCAATATCATTCTAATTTAGATAGATGATAATGATTATCAATATCAGTTAAAGGTTGTCTGCTCTAAATGTGTCTTGAGTAAATGCAGTAAATGGAATTTTCAACTTGATAATGATTATTAATATCAATTACTTCCTATTATCAACAGTTTTTTAAAATCAAGTTATTTAATTTATTTTATTATTTGTTTGACAATCTTTTCTTTTTGTAATTTAATTATAATATGTTAATAAATTTATATAAACTTGTTGTATTTTTACAACACATAAAAAAAGGGGATAAATAATGTTTAGATTTTATAAATTA